GACAACTACAACCGGTCCATCGGCGAGATCACCCTGAAGAACGGATCATCGATCCGGGGCTTCTCAGCAGAAGAACCATCCCGTCTACGTGGTCCTCAGTTCCATCGAGTCTGGTGCGATGAGCTGGCTGCTTGGCAATATGTCGAAGAGACCTGGGACATGATGCGGTTCGGACTCCGTCTGGGTGACGATCCGCGCGTAGTCATCACCACGACTCCAAAGCCCATCGAGCTGGTGCGCAAGCTGCTCAAAGATGCGGCAAAGAAGAACAGCCGCATTCACGTCACCAGAGGATCCACGTATGACAACGCCGCAAACCTTGCCAAGTCCTTCCTTGCTGAGATCACACAGTACGAAGGCACGCAGCTTGGCCGTCAAGAGATCCATGCCGAGGTTATTGACCCCGAAGAGACCGGCATCATCAAGCGAAGCTGGTTCAAGCTATGGGCAGCAGACAAGCCCCTCCCGCCCCTCGACTACATCGTCATGAGCCTGGACACGGCGTTCACTGAGAAGTCGATCGATCGTAAGAGCCATGACCCTGACCCCACGGCCTGCTCGGTGTGGGGCGTATTCCGTCACGAGAAGAAGCCAGCGTTCCTGTTGCTTGACTGCTGGCAAGATCACCTTGGGCTGCCGAATCTGATCGAGCGGGTCAAGAAGGAATGGCAGGTCAGGTATGGCGACGAGGACTTCAGGCCAGTGATCAAGCCCTTGATCGGGCCAAAGCAGTCCATGTTCGGCGGCAAGGCACCAGACCTCATGATCATCGAGGACAAAGGATCAGGCATCAGCCTGCGTCAGATGCTGGCCCGTGAGGACATCCTGGCCTATCCATACAACCCTGGCCGTGCTGACAAGCTCCAACGACTGCACGCGGTCTCACATTTATTTGCTCACGGCTTTGTGTGGGTTGTAGAATCGGACAAACGACCTGGAACCCCGCGCTCCTGGGCCGATCCTTTAATCTCGCAACTGTGCAGCTTTCATGGTGAGGGCTCAATCAAGCATGATGACTTTGTGGACTCAACGACCCAAGCGCTCAGGCTGCTTGCCGACCGCAACAATCTGTCTGTCACCCGCAAGGCTGAAGACAAGGTCGAACGCGACATCAAGTCGCGGCCAGTGAACCCATACGCGATCTAACCGGAGCATTGAATGGCTGAAAACGAGCAAGAATACGGCGAGATGTACGAGGTTGAGGACGACTCCGGTGTCCGCGATACCGAGGACGGTGGCGCGATGGTCACCATGGACGAATCGCCAACACCGGCCGAGTCAGAGTTCTATGCAAACCTGGCCGAGACGATGTCGGTCTCCGAGCTCTCGAATCTTGGCTCTGAGTTGTGCGACATCCTAGAAAAAGACAAAGAGGCTCGCAAGAAGCGCGACGAGCAGTATGAAGAGGGTCTGCGGCGCACGGGCCTTGGTGATGATGCCCCTGGCGGCGCATCGTTCACTGGGGCCAGCAAGGTCGTTCACCCGATGCTGACTCAAGCATGCGTGGACTTCTCTGCACGAGCCATGAAGGAATTGTTCCCGCCAGACGGTCCAGCCAAAGAGAAGATCATCGGCGAGCCCACGCTTGACAAGCAGGAAAAGGCCGGGCGCATCTGCAAGTACATGAACTATCAGATGACCAAACAGATGTCCGAGTTTCGGTCAGAGCTTGAGCAGCTGTCTACTCAGCTGCCATTAGGCGGCGGTCAATACTTGAAGCTGAACTGGGACACCAACAAGAAGCGACCCATGTCGCAGTTTGTGGCGATTGACGACGTCTACCTGCCGTTTGCAGCCACCAACTTCTACTCAGCAGAGCGCAAGACTCATGTTCAATACATCACTCGCATCGAGTACCAAAAGCGTGTTGAGTCAGGCATGTACATGGACGTGGACCTCATGGTCAGTCCACTGCCGCCAGATGAATCTAAGTCTGAGAAGGCCAACAACAAGATCGAAGGCCGCCAGTCCGACAGCTACAACGTCGATGGTCTGCGGACCGTGTTTGAGGTCTATATCATCCATGAGTTTGATGAGGGCTTGGCTCCATACATCATCAGCATTGACAAGGCCACTCAGAACGTGCTGGCCATCTATCGCAACTGGGAAGAAGAGGACGAGACCAAGCAAGAGATGACTTGGATGGTTGAGTTCCCCTTTGTGCCATGGCGTGGCGCTTACCCCATCGGTTTGACTCACATGATCGGCGGTCTCTCAGCCGGGGCTACTGGAGCCTTGCGGGCACTGCTTGACTCAGCCCACATCAACAACTTCCCTGGTCTTTTGAAGCTGAAGTCCGGCACTGGCGGTCAGACAGACCGTGTTGACCCAACCGAGGTCAAGGAGATCGAAGGCTCATTTGGCCAGGACGACATCCGCAAGATGCTGATGCCCATGCCTTACAACCCTCCATCGCAGGTCTTGTTTGAGCTGCTTGGCTTCTTGGTTGATGCTGGCCAGAACGTAGTTCGGACCACGTTTGAAGATCTGGCTGACAGCAACGCCAACACCCCAGTCGGTACAACCCTGGCTCGTCTTGAGCAGGGCATGACCGTCTTCTCGGCCATCCATGCTCGCCTGCATGATGCCATGGGACGTGTGCTGCAGGTCCTGTTCCGCCTCAACAAGACCTACCTTGAAGAGGACGAGGTCTTTGACGAGACTGGTGAGCTGATGGTCCGCCGCAAGGACTTTGAAGGCCCGATGAATGTCGTGCCAGTCAGCGACCCCAACATCTTCAGCGAGGCCCAGCGGTTTGCTCAAGTGCAGGCCGTCATGCAGCGGTCCAAGGAGATGCCGCAGCTGTACGACCTCCGCAAGGTAGAGGAGATGTTCCTGCAGCGGCTCAAGATACCGCAAGGCAAAGATCTGCTGCTGCCGGCACCTAAGCCGTTGGAGCTCAATGCCGTCAACGAGAACATCGCTGCCTGCATGCGTCGTCCCATCGTGGCGTTCCCCGAGCAAGATCACCTGGCTCACTTGCAAGTGCATCTTGACTTCATCACCAACCCCATGTTTGGCGGCAACAAGGTCGTGGGCCCTGCTTGCATCCCAATGCTCTTGGACCACATCAAGGAGCACATGATCCTCTGGTACGGTTCGCAGATCTTCCATGAGGCATCGGATGCGGCTCGGGTTGATATTGGCGAGATCCAAAAGGATGCAACCGAAGAAGAGAAGCGTTCGCTTGACAAGCTGCTGGCCACGACCAGCCAGATCGTCACCAAGCAGAGCCAAGAGGCCTTCGCTCAAATCCCCCAGATCCTCGAGCAGACAATCCAGTTGCTGCAGCAAATGCAGCCGCCACCCCGTCAGGACCCGAGCATCCAGATCGCGCAACAGCAGCTGCAGAACCAGGCTGCCAAGGATCAGGCTACGGCGCAAACAGCTCAGGCCAAACTGCAGCAAGACGCGCAGCTCAAGCAAGCCGACATCCAGGCTCGCGGCCAAGAAAAGCAGATGGAGATCCAAGCCCGCATCGAACAGCTGCAAGGCGAACTCCAACGCGAGCAGATTCGCCAGCAGGCCGAAGACGAGCGCGTACGTGCCCAGATCCAAGCTCGCCTGGAGATGAACGAATCAGACAACCAAACAGCCAAGCAGCTTGCCGCCTTAGAGGTGGCCAGTGGCGAACGAATCGCGGTCTCAACCGGGACCGGGATAAACCCCAACCCATAAGGAGTAAATCATGCCGGCAATCAGCCTACACAAACAGATGGCCATGGGTAAAGGCTACCCAACAGCCAAGAAGGTGTCTAGCGATCCTTCGCCAACCCCAGGTCTGCCAAGCGCGGACTACAAGACCAAGGCCAAAGCCACATACGAAGCTATGCAAGGCGAAGGCAATGGCGGTACCAACAGCCAACGCGGCCGTGGTCCCAATCAGATCTCCACCGTCATGGGTGGTCGCTGATAGATGTTAGCTGAATTCATCGCGGCCATTAAGGCCGAGAAGGACAAGGTGGCTTCCGAAGCCATCAGAGTTCGTCCAGGTGAAGGCAAGGACATCAGCTTCGAATATGGTCACCGTCAAGGCGTCTACGCTGGCCTTGATAGAGCCATCCAGCTGATCAACAATGTCGTCCGCGATGTAGAAACACAAACCCGAGATCTTTAACCCCAGCATACGGAGAAGCGAATGCTACTTGAAACCCCCATGTCCTTCAACTACGCCTCATTGGACGAGGCCTTTCCAGCAATCGATTGCGGCCACGAGCCGCTTGGTTCACGCGTGATCATTCAGATCCGCAAGGCCAAGAATCAAACTGCTGGCGGCATCTACATCCCTGAGGAAGCAAGGAAGATTGAGGCCAGCAATACACAGATCGCCAAGGTTGTGGCGATTGGCTGCTTGGCATACAGGAATCGAAACACCATGGAGCCTTGGCCCGAAGGAGCTTGGTGTGAAGTTGGTGCCTACGTCCGTGCACCTAAATACGGCGGCGATCGTTGGACTGTGAAGTCTGGCGACGAGGAGATCGAATTTGCGATGTTCAATGACCTTGACATTCTTGCCAAGGTTGTTGGAGATCCGACAGCGATCAGAGCTTTCATCTAACTGCTGAAAGGAGCAGGCAATGGCTGGAGAAACTATGCTCATCGAAGATGATGAGGAACAAAAGGACGGTAAGTCTCAGGACATCGAGTTCATTCCCGTTGAGACCAAGGAACCCAAAGGTCAAGACAACGACGATCCGGAAGACGATGACCCAGAAGACTCGCGACTCTCAGAAGACAATGAGGACCGCGAGGAGATACGACGCAAGCGCCGTGAGGAAAAGGCCGAGCGAGCTGCTCGTAGAAAACAGGCTATTGACCGGGACAAGACCGAGCTCAATTTCCTGAGGCAACGCAATGAGGCGCTGGAGAAGCGCATGTCACAAGTCGAGAAGACGACTGTGGCCAATACGATCTCGGGCATCGATGCCCAGATCTCTGACACAGTGGCAGAAGTCCGGGCCGCTGAACGCATCATGGCTCAGGCCATAGAGGCGGGCAACGGTGAAGACGCAGCCAAGGCCCTTCGCATCCGTGATGAGGCCATGAAAAAGGTGCAGCAGCTCCAGTTTCATAAGCACCAACACAACGAGACCGCGCAAAAGCTCCACAATCAATCAGAGCAAGCACCTGGTCCAGACCCGGACATCGCCAACTTCGCCAAGGACTGGGTGTCCAAAAACACCTGGTACGACCCGAACGGCAAGGACGAGGCCTCAAGAATTGTGCTGGCAATTGACCAATCCCTGGTTGATGCGGGCTACAATCCAAAAACAGAGGCATATTGGCGCGAGCTGGATAAGCGAGTGGCCAAGCGATTGCCCGACATGAAAGGTGGCGGCGGAAATGATTCCAGTCAAGACGATGATCGCCGCGGGCAGCGTAGAGGCCCGCCAGTTGGCTCCAGCCGGGACCAGGCGCCACAGTCTTCTCGCCGCGAAGTCTACATCTCACCCGAACGAAAGCAAGCCATGACGGATGCCGGTGTTTGGGAAGATCCAGTTTTACGCCAGCGCTACTTAAAACAGTATGCGAAATGGGACCGTGAACATTCAAATTCATCTCGCTGAAAGGAGTGAGCAAATGACCGACGAACGCCTGAAAAAATCCCCTGATCTCGCCCGCCAATCACGTGGAGCCACAGACCGCAATGTGACTGAAGACCGTGCTATTAGCGACGAAGATCGTGTTGAGATGTTTAGATCTCAATTTTTCCAATCCGCATTGCCAGATCTCCCATCGATCCCTGGCTTTCACACATGCTGGTTGACCACCACTAACCCCCGCGATTCCATTCAACAACGGATCCGGTTGGGCTATCAACCTATTAAAGCCGAAGACGTACCGGGCTGGGAATATGTTTCCATCAAGTCTGGTGAATGGCAAGGGTTCATTGGTGTCAACGAGATGCTCGCATTCAAGTTGCCGTTGAGCCTCTATAAGCGTTTCATGCACGAAGCGCACCACGACGCACCTGCGCGTGAAGATGAGAAGCTCACCGCGGTCTTGGACGGCATTAAAGAAGCTGCAGCAGCTGCAGGAGGCCGTGTGATTGAAGGTGATGGTATTACTGCTCTGCGGAACAACCCCAGTCGATCCAGTTTTGAAGAGGTCGACTGACCTATCCATTCTCCCTTTAGGAAAAAGCAAACATGTCTACTTCTAGCACACCGTTTGGCTTCCAGCCCGTTTACCACGCAAGTGGTTTCGTGCGCCCGGCAGCCTTTACGCTGGCGAACAATGCTGCAGTGACCCTGTTGCAATACCAACCTGTGAAGATCAATACTTCCACTGGTGTTGTTACTCCGGCTGCTGTTGGCGATGCGTTCGTCGGCACTTTCATGGGTGTTGAGTACACCGACAGCGATGGACGCCGTCGTGTATCCAACAAGTTCATTGCGAACACCCCTGCAACTGACGTGACCGCGTACATCACGCGCGATCCGGCAATTGTTTATCAGATCCAAGCCAATGGCTCTGTGAACATCAGCAACATTGGCAACCAATTTGACTTTGCGTCGATCACCTCCGGTTCTACCACGGTTGGTCTCAGCACTTGCACATTGGATACTGCCTCTGTGGTTGCCTCAGGCGGCACTGCCTCCATGCGCGTGATCGGAATTACCCCCGGTCCCGACAATGCATGGGGCGATGCTTATACGATTGTCCAAGTTCAGATCTCTGAGCATCAGGACGTCGCGGTCATTAACGCTTACTAAAAGGAGGCTAAAAAATGGCTGTTCCAATGAGAAGTACGGACTTCCGGTCCATCGTCGAGCCCATCCTGAACGAAGAGTTTGATGGCTTATATAACCAACGCGCTGATGAGTGGAAGCAAGTCTTCACTGAGCGTCAAGGTATCCCACGCAACTACCACGAAGAGCCCGTCCTGTACGGTTTCGGAGCGGCTCCTGAGTTGCCAGACGGCATGCCAGTCACTTACCAATCCGGTGGTGTGCTGTTCAATGCTCGTTACGTCTACAAAGTCTACGGTCTGGCTTTTGCCTTGACTAAGGTCCTGGTAGAAGATGGCGACCACATCTCGATCGGTCAGACTTACGCCAAGCACTTGGCACAGTCCCTGATTGAGACCAAAGAGACCTTGTGTGCTAACATCCTGAATCGTGCTTTCAATAGCTCGTACACAGGCGGTGACGGCGTATCTCTGGTCAACTCGGCTCACCCCATCGCTTCTGGCACATTCAGCAACGTGTTGACTACTGCAGCCAACTTGTCGCAGACCTCGCTTGAGCAGATGCTCATCCAGATCCGCAACGCCATTGACAACAATGGTAAGCGTATCCGTTTGACTCCTACCAAGTTGGTGTTGAGCCCTAGCAACGTGTTCCAAGGTGAAGTGCTGTTGAAATCCGTCCTGCGCGCAGGAACTGGCAACAACGACATCAACCCGATCAACTCGATGGGCATGATTGACGGCGGCCAAGCTAACCTGTCTCGTTTGACTTCCACCACTGCTTGGTGGGTTCAGACCGACGCTAAGGTTGGTCTGCAGATGATGATGCGTCGTAAGCTGGAGAAGAGCATGGAAGGTGACTTTGAAACCGACTCCATGCGCTACAAGGCAACCGAGCGTTACATCCCAGGTTGGACCGATCCCCGTACTGTGTACGGTACCGCAGGTCTGTAAAGACCAAAACGGAAGGGGGCTTTGGTCCCCTTCCCCTCATTTTTAATTTGTCAAGCTTTTCAAGGAGAAGACAGCATGCCTCAATATTCAGACGACCTATTCCTCGGCCCGGCTCAAACATACATGGGCACCGGCCTTCGCGCCTACAGCACTACCGCAACTGGCGGTACAGGCAGCACATCTTCCTCAACCCTGACCGTCACGGCAGTGGGCTTTGGTGCCCCAATCGTAGTTGGCATGTACGTTGACGGATCCAGCGTGACTGACGGCACGTACATCACGGCCTTTGGCACTGGCAACGGCGGAGCAGGTACTTACACCCTGAACCAAGCGATCAACATCGCCAACACGACTGCCCTGACCCTGCACGCCAATACGCCTTACGGCAATCCTTCCCCTATGGATCTTGGTGTTGGCCCACTTGGCCGCATCTACGTTTGGGACGTCACTCCCCAAGCAGCAGTGACCAACAATGTGGCAGCATCTCAGACCGCTACAACTGCTAATCAAGCATTGACTTTGACTGCTGGGACTTCTGCCAAGTCAACTACGACTGCTGGCGGTGTCTCAGTGATTCAGCTCGACTTGCCTCGTGCCATCAAGGTCAACTGCTCGACCACTGCCCGCGCATTCACCGTGTCTGGCTACGACTACTACGGTCAGGCCATGTCTGAGCTCATCACCGTTGCTGTTGCAGGCACTGCCGTGACTGGCAAAAAGGCCTTCTATCAGGTCAGTGGCGTGACGATTGCAGGTTCCGCAACCGCTTGCTTGGTTGGCACCAGTGACAAGTTAGGCCTGCCTGTTCGAGTGGCTAACGTGGCCTATGTTGCAAGCGTCAAGAGTAACGACACGCTTGCACAAGACGCAGGTACGTTTGTGGCTGCCGACACTGCAACCGCAACCACTACCACTGGCGATGTTCGCGGCACTTACGCTCCTGCCACGGCATCTGACGGCATCGTCCGCACCGTGATGGGCATCTTGCTGCCTGGCATTGCTGTTGGACCTAACGCAACCCGTGTCGGCGCTCTTGGCGTAACTCAGGCCTAATTAACCAGGGGGCTTCGGCCCCCGTCTTTAGGAGACTGAATCATGGGAGTTTATTCCTCAGTAACGCGTCAAGGTCAATACGAGCCGTTTGAGTTGCAAGTGGCGCGGGGTCAAATTCAAGCGCATTCTGTTGTAACGATTTCCGGCTACAACTCGGATGTTGATACATCGTGGGAGATGATTACCCCAGTTGGTGACTTGTCTTATCCTGCCGCCGCTTTGCAGATGACAGTAAGTTCCTCTGATGCAAACGACACGGCCGCAGGTACTGGTGCGCGAACTGTGTTAATTACGGGCTTGGACGCCAATTACGCAGTCATCAGTGAGTCAGTAGTGCTGAATGGTCAGACGGCCGTTACGACCACAAATTCATTTTTGCGTGTCAACGGCATGTTGATAACAACAGCAGGCACCGGATTGGCAAATGCTGGTATTATTTACATTGGCACAGGCACTGTGACCTCTGGCGTGCCAGCAACCATCTACAACGTAATTGCCATTGGATACAACAGTGCTACCTCAAGCCAATATACAGTTCCAGCTGGCTATACAGGCTATTTGGTTGTTGCTCGAATTGGTTTGGCTCAAGACGCCGGAACCACTTTGATTACTGCAAGGACACGTTTTGTTGGCACTAACAACATTCCTGTGACTGGCCCAATCATTGTGACCAATAACGGCATCTCAACAATTGACTTTCCTTATCCTGTTGCAATCGCTGAAAAGACTCGTATTCAAGGCGAAGCAATTGGCGGTGCAATAAACAATGAAGCCGCTGGTTTCTTTGAGTTAGTTCTCATCAAGAATACGGACTAAGCCATGGCAAACGTCAAGATCACTGACCTTACCTCAGGCTCAGCCCTTATTGGGACGGAGCTGTTTGAGGCTGTACAGACCGGCGCGTCAGTCAAACTGACTGCAAGCCAGATCAAGACTTTTGCTAGTTCTGTCCCGACTCTTCTGGTTGAGACTGCTAACACTAATACTCCTGCAACGGCCGCTACCCTTAGTCACGAGACTTCGGCCACGGCTTCTGCAGGAATTGGCACAAGGCTTGCTTTCCAGTGTGAGACGTCAACTAGCAATAACAAAATCGGCGCATTGCTTTCGGCTGTCACCACTAACGTGGGATCTGGCACGGAGGCCTTTGATCTTCAAGTCTTATTGATGGCTGGCGGGGCTGCTGCAGCTTTGGCGGCAAAGTTCACAAGCGCTGGGAATTTTGGCATCGCGGGCAACACCATCAACGTCCCCACAACTAGGACTCCAGCTTCGGCTTCGGCTACTGGTACAGCCGGTGACATCTGCTGGGATGCCAGCTACATCTACGTTTGCGTGGCAGCCAACACGTGGAAAAGAACGGCGGTGTCAACATGGTAAACGACCACAAGTTTGGAAAAGGCGGAGGCACTTTGTTTGTAGCAAAGGGCGGAGCTGTCTGGGCGCGCAAAGAGGGACAAAATCCCAAAGGCGGTTTGAACCAAAAGGGTCGTGACGCCTACAACAGCAAGACCGGCGGCAATCTTAAGCCCCCAGTATCTGCCAAGCAAGCTGCAAAAAGCCCCACGGCTGCAGGACGACGTGACAGTTTTTGCGCTCGGATGTCCGGTATGCCTGGTCCAATGAAAGACGACAAGGGCCGACCCACTAGGAAAGCCCTCGCCCTCAACAAATGGGACTGCTGACATGATCGGAAACAAGATGGCCTTCTCAAAAGGGGGCAAAGTGAAAGCACCTTGGGATAAACCAAGGCCAAAGGACCTGCCAAAACCCAAAAAACTGTCGTCAGCTGCAAAAGCTGGTGCAAAAGCCGCGGCAGAGGCAGCTGGACGCCCCTATCCTAACCTTGTAGACAACATGCGGGCAGCCGCGAAAAGGAAATAATATGGGAAAAAATATCAAGTACGGCGAGTTTACATTTGCCCCTTCACCTCCACGACCAACGGCAACGTCTGTATCTACCGCTCGTTCAACAAAAGGCATCCCCAAAGCCATGTACGACACGCCAAAGCCAATGAAGAGTGGCGGCTATGCCAAAGGCGGTGCAAAACGTGAGCCGGAATCAGAAGTCCGTAAAGAAGTGGCGCTTTTAAGCAAGGCCGGGGCCCCAAAAGCATTGATCTCGCATGAAAAACGTGAGATCAAGGGCGAGATGGACACCCCGGCAACCATAAAGGCCGAAGTTGGTGCCATGAAAAAGGCAAAAGCTCCCCTTTCCATGATCAAAGAGGAGATGATGGAGCCTACGGGCATGAAAAAGGGCGGAATGACCAAGATGGGCGCAAAAGTCGGCAAAGTCATGGGCGAATTCAAGTCCGGAGACCTCCATTCCGGCTCAAAGTCAGGCCCCGTGGTCAAAAACCGCAAGCAAGCTATTGCAATTGGCCTGTCCGAAGGCCGAAAAGCCCAGGGATACGCAAACGGCGGGGCCGTTGAGGCCAAACTTGAAAAACACGCCAATATGCCTGCAGCCAAAGCACATGGTCCAGGTGCCGGTAACAGATTGGCCAAAGGTGGTGTCCCCACGTTTTCAAAGATGCCAAAAATCTGCTAGATGAAGTAAAATTAAACGCAACACACTGGGCCTGCCATTGACGGCATGCCGCAACTCAACAACTAGGAGCAGGTCCAGTGGCAGTTTCAGGCACAGTAAGCACGACGGTCTTCAATACGCGCAAGGTCATAGACCACGCGTATCGTCGCTGCCGCGTTCCTCCTGAGGGCATCTCGTCAGAACAGATTTCATTTGCTCTTGACTCGCTCTACCTAGTCTTAAGCGCGCTGGCCAATCGAGGTTTGCAGCTGTGGTGCATTGAAAAATACATCATGCCACTTTATCAGGCGCAAGGCCTGATTGAGATGCCCAACGGCATCGTGGACATCTTAAACACAAACCTGAGGACACTGCAGCAAGTCAGCGGCACGGCAACTTCATCGTCCACGACTTACCAGACCGTCTTCACGACCCAGACCCAAGTCACTAACGTTGGCGTCTACTGGAGCGGCTCTTCTACCAGCTATGTCTTTGAGACGTCTGACAATGGTACCACATGGACCACCGTGGCCACCGTGGCCAATCCAAGTGCGTCAGCCAATCAGGTGACATGGACTGACATCCAAGGGTCCCTAGCGACCTTCTATTTCAGGGTACGAGCTACGTCTGGGACACTCAACCAATCGCAGGTCTTCCTGGCCAATACGCCAACCGAGATCCCCATGGCGCGATTGAATCGCGATGACTACGTCAACCTGCCCAATAAGGCGTTTGAAGGCCGTCCGCTGCAGTTTTGGGTAAACCGGCAACTCAACAACCCCATCCTGTACCTTTGGCCCGTGCCATCTGCTCAGTTTGTCACGGCCCAAGTGATCGTGTGGATCAAGCGGTACATCATGGACGTGGGCACCATGACGGAAGAGATTGAGATCCCCCAACGCTGGTACGACGCCGTGGTCTACGTCTTGGCGTCAAGAATTGCGGAAGAGACCCCCATTGTGGATCCGCAGATGATCGCCATCCTGGATCAAAAAGCGCAACGGGCCCTGCTCGAAGCCGAGAATGAAGAACGCGATGACTCGCCAATCTTCTTGACCCCCAACATTGCGGTGTACACGCGATGAGCATCTGGCTTGATACCCGCGGACTCAGTACGCTAGGCATTGGTCTATGCGACAGGTGCAGCCGAAAGATGTCGTTGACTCAGCTCATGTCAGACCCAAATTCGCCTGGCTTGAGAGTTTGCCGCGAGGACTTGGATCAGCTGGATCCATACCGCCTGCCGCCGCGTCAACCCGACACCATCACGCTGCCATTTGTGCGGCCAGACACCCCGTTGTACAGCAATCCTGACGGCCTTGTCACTGAAGATGACAACAACTTCCTGATCAGCTCCAACAACGGCTACCTCTTTCCGGATCCACAGCAGTGACCACCGTACCATCAAACCTGGTCCCTACAAAGATCACAGATCTTCCAGTAGCGCCAAACCCCACGCCAAACGCGACCATGGTTTGCGTGATCCAAGGGGTCACGTACCAGGTCGCGTTCATTGACCTGCAGTCAACCATCTCGGTCCCCGCGTCTCGTGAGATCAACACGGGCGGCGGCCTCCAAGGTGGGGGCGACTTATCTCAAAACCGCACGCTGAGCATAGCCGATGGCGGCGTCACCAATGCCAAGCTAGCCAACAACGGCGTGACTGCCGGAACGTATGGCTCTGGCTCATCGATTCCCGTGGTCACAGTAGATGCCAAGGGACTGATTACAAATGCCTCTACGACCCCTCTGGTCATCTCGGGATACGTTCCTGATACTCGCCAGATCATTGCAGGCACCGGATTGGCCGGAGGAGGTAACTTACAAGCCGATCGAACCTTGTCAATGGTCTTTTCGTCCACGACGCCGGCTGCCTTGGGTACGGCCTCGGCGGGGTCAGAAAACAATGCCGCCAAGGGCGACCATGTCCATCCGGCCTTAGACTTTGCGGTCTCAAGTCAGTATACCGGTCGTCTACCACTGACAAGCGGTGGTACCGGGATGCAGATCAATAGCCTAACGGCAGGATCTCTTTGGTATAGCGACGGCAGCAATGGTTTCTTGCAGACGGTTCAAGGAGCATCTGGGCAAGTCCTGGTCTCTGGAGGAGCATCTGCGCCAACGTGGGGTTCGGCCTTGGTGGTGTCTAACCAACCGGCCAACTACGTGTACGCAGGACCAGTATCCGGGGCCGCGGCAACTACGTCTTTCCGCTTACTTGTAGACGCCGACATCCCAGGCACGTTGACCGGCAAGTCGATGAGCGGGTCTGCAAACACGTTCAGCAACATCCCCAACGTTGCCCTAAGCAACTCATCGGTCACTTTCAACGGTCAGACTGTGGCTCTGGGGGGTTCCGGCACAATTACCTCTACGGCAACCAACGCTTTGACGATTGGGACAGGCTTGTCTGGAGCAAGCTACAACGGCTCAACCGCCGTGACCATTGCAATTGACTCGACCGTGGCCACGCTGACAGGCACGCAAACGCTGACCAACAAGACCATCAGCGGCGCGTCAAATACCTTGAGCAGCATCGCCAATGCGTCATTGACCAATAGCTCGGTGACGTACAACGGTGTGGCTGTAGCGCTTGGAGCGTCTGGGACAATCACGGCATCAACTACAAATGCCCTGACAATTGGCACGGGTCTTAGCGGCACAAGCTTCAATGGCGGATCAGCCGTCACCGTGGCAATTGACTCCACCGTGGCAACCTTGACCGGTACGCAGACGCTGACTAATAAGACGATCAGCGGCAGCAGCAATACCCTCAGCAATATCGCCAACGCCAGCCTGACCAACAGTTCACTGACGGTGGGAACCACAGCCATCAGCCTTGGCGCAACAAGCCTAACGCTGGGCGGATTGACATCAGTGGCCGTCACGCAAGACCCAACATCAGCCTTGCAGCTTGCGACCAAGCAGTATGTGGATGCGGTAGCGCAAAGCCTGAACGTCCATGCATCTTGTAATGCGGCCACTACCGGGACTCTTGCGTCAATTACCGGCGGCACTGTAACCTACAACAACGGCTCATCTGGAGTCGGAGCGACTTTAACCTTGTCCGTAGCCCTGACCACGCTGGACGGCTACACGATTCTCAATGGCAACCGTTTGCTGATCAAGAACGAAGTCACCTCGGCCAACAACGGCATCTACACGTGGGCCACGGGCGGCACGGTCCTGACCCGTGCAACCGACTTTGACACTAACATTGAGATTGCCAGCGGCGACTTCACATTTGTCACCAGCGGGACCTTGTACGCCAACACAGGCTGGGTACAGACCCTTCCCATAACCACGGTGGGCACCAGCCCAATATCCTGGACTCAATTCTCTGGTGCAGGCACCTACACCGCAGGCACTGGCTTGACGCTGACTGGTAGCCAGTTCAGCATCACCAACACGGCGGTGACCGCCGCAGCATACGGCTCGGCATCGTCTGTACCTACGTTTACTGTCAATGCCCAAGGCCAGCTCACCTTGGCTGCCAATTCCTCTATTGCAATCAACGGCAATCAGATCACGTCAGGCACCGTAGGTTCTGCATACATCAGCGGCTCCTATACAGGCATCACCGGGGTAGGTACGTTGGCCGCCGGCACTTGGAATGCCACGGCCATTGCAGCCGCATACGGAGGCACTGGGCAGACCACCTACGCAGTCGGCGACCTACTTTATGCTTCAGGAGCCACGGCCCTAAGTAAGCTGGCAGACGTAGCTACTGGCAATGCCTTGATCTCAGGCGGCGTTGGCGCGGCTCCTTCTTACGGCAAGATCGGTTTGACGACGCATGTGAGCGGCACCCTGCCAATTGCAAATGGCGGCACTAACAGCACTGATACGCCAACTTCTGGTGCAGTGGCTTACGGCACCGGAACGGCATACGGTTTCAGCGCTGCAGGCACTTCTGGTCAATTTTTAATCTCGGGTGGAACTGGTTCACCCACCTGGACGGATACAATTCCTGGAGGAACTTACGCATGACCACAATACTCATCAAGAAAAAGGACACGGCAGGAGCCCCTGTTGCCGGTGACCTCACCAATTCTGCCGGAGGTGCAGAGATTGCCGTCAATACGGCAACCAAGCGCATCTACACCAAGGACAGCGGCGGCAACGTCGTTGAGCTGGGCACAAATCCATCAGGCACCACCATGTCTGGCAACTTGCTGTTTAGCCCAGACAACACCTACGACATTGGGGCATCTGGCGCAACTCGCGCTCGTACCTTGTACTTGGGAACCTCTTTAGTCACGCCGGCGATCACCAACTCTGGCCTGACCACGGGCCGTGTGGTGTACACAACTACCGGCGGGCTTGAGACAAGCTCCGCTAACTTGCTGTACTCAGGCACTGACCTGACTGTCTACGGACTCACAGTGGGCCGAGGTGGGGGCGCTGTAACCTCTAACACGGCGGTTGGTTCTGGTGCAATGGCTGCTACTGCAACGGGCGCATTTAATTCCGCTTTTGGCAGGCTTGCATTAACAGCCCTTACTTCGGGGGCATCAAATACAGGCATTGGTGAAGAAGCACTATCCACTCTATCAACTGCTAGTGATAACACCGCTGTTGGCGTTCAGGCTCTTTACACATCAAATGGCTCTTGGAATACTGCCGTAGGCGTTGGTGCTGCTCAAGTTACAAGTTCTGGTACATCTAATACCGCTATAGGATGGAATGCTCTTAGGTTTAACACCACCGCCAGCAATAATACTGCTGTGGGTTATCAGGCTGGGTACAGTAATTTGACTGGTGCAACTAATGCATTTTTTGGTACTAATGCTGGTTATGCCAACACTGGTAATGGCAACGTAGTAATCGGTCATAGTGCGGGACAAGGCGCAACAAACGCTAGTGGCTATAGTGTTGTCATTGGCTATCAAGCTGGCTACAATAATACTGGAGCAGACAATACGTTTGTTGGTACAACGGCTGGATATACCAATATTGGCGGCGGTGACAATTCTGCTTTTGGAAGGGCCGCCCTTTACGCCAATACCACTGGCTCACAAAACACCGCCATTGGACGTTACGCACTCCAAGCCAACACCACCGCCAACAGCAACACCGCCGTGGGGTATCAGGCTGCTTACACAGGCACAACGGCAACATCCATTACTGCGCTAGGTTATCAAGCTGCGTATTCTAATCTTAGCAATCCTGATGTAACTGCAATTGGTTACAGAGCAGGATATACAGCGACTGGCGGATACAGCACCTTTGTCGGTACTAACGCTGGCGCTAACCAAACAACTGGCGATAGCAATACTTATGTTGGTAGAAACACGGCCTCTTCGGGAGCCTCGGCAACTACCGCAAGTGGTAATGTGGGGGTTGGTGACGGTGCACTTAGGTATGTAACATCAGGCGCATATAACATTGCAGTGGGCGCGAGTGCTCTTAACGCCAATACTACTGGTGCAACCAATACTGCTGTTGGTCAGCAAGCACTTTCACTCAACACTACTGGCGGTACAAACGTCGCTATGGGGTATTATGCCTTGCGGCAAAACACAACCGGCAGCAACAATGTAGCCATTGGGCAACAAGCCCTTGATGCCAACACAACCGCCAGCAACAACACCGCTGTGGGGTATCAGTCCCTTGCAGCCAACACTACTGGTTATGAAAGTGTAGCAGTTGGTAAACAAGCACTTGCCGCTGCCACCACAGCAATTTACAACACCGCTGTTGGAAGTTTGGCTCTTGGCTCGACTACTACAGGTCAAACCAACGTAGCTGTTGGTGCAATAGCTCTTTACGCCAACACCACGGGCAGCAGTCACGTCGCTGTGGGTTATGAAGCCCTTAGACTGAACACTACAGGCAGCAACAATACGGCAGTTGGCTTGCAAGCGATGTACAACAACACCACAGGCCAAAACAATGTTGGGCTTGGTTACACTGCTTTATTCTCCAACACCACCGCCAACAGCAACACCGCCGTGGGGTATCAGGCTGGGTATGCGAACACTACGGGTTCAATTACTGCGTTTGGATACCAAGCCCTTTTTTCCAATACCACTGGTGATAACAATACGGCTCTTGGTGTTCAAGCACTTCAAAACAACGTAACTGGAGTGCAAAACACGGCAGTTGGTCGAAGTGCACTATTATCAAATACTGGTAGTGCTAATAATGCGTTTGGCCACAGGTCAATGGTAAATAATACTAGTGGCGGTAATAATGCAGCATTTGGTCAGCAAACTCTAGAATCAAACTCAACTGGCAGCTTTAACACAGCAATAGGCGTTTACGCACTTGTCTCTAACACCACCGCCAGCAACAACACCGCTGTAGGTTATCAGGCTGCGTACACAAACACAACGGGAACATCCATAGTTGCTATTGGGCAAGCGGCGCTATATGCAAATACTACTGGTGGCGAACACACTGCTGTTGGAGCTACTGCTTTGACGGCAAATACAACTGGCGCTGCAAATACAGGCGTTGGTAATGGGGCATTGAGCAGCAACACCACTGGAAACTCCAATACAGCCCTTGGCGCTGCGCGTGGTGGTTTTCATGGTGGTGTACTGCAACTCAATACTACTGGTTCACAAAACGTGGGTATAGGCGCAGGAGCAGGGTTTAGCAACAACACTGGTACTGATAACGTCTATGTTGGTTTCACCGCAGGCTATGGTTCTGGAACAGCCACCGCAAACAGTTCAAATGTTGGTGTTGGTTCAACCGCTTTGCGTAACATTACTACCGGCGGGAATAACGTAGCACTTGGAATGCAAGCCCTTGCTTCCAACACCACCGCCAGCAACAACACCGCAGTTGGTTATCAGGCTGCTTACAGCAATACTACTGGCCCAAGCAACACGGCTGTGGGGTATCAAGCTGGGTATGCAAACACCACCGGCGATTCGTTTGTTGGTATAGGTTACTTAGCACTTAGGTCAAATACCACTGGCGGCGGCAATACTGCTGTTGGCAGAGAAGCCCTGCAAGCCAATACTACTACCAGCAACAATACCGCTGTTGGGTATCAGTCTTTTTACGCCAGCACTGGTAGCAATCAAATAGGACTTGGTTCACAAGCGGGATATAACAGTTCCGGGGCTGGTAATCTTGCAATAGGCTATCAAGCCCTGTACAACAACTCCGGTACTAACATCTATGCTATTGGTTACCAAGCCTTGTACAGCAATACTGGCGCGGACAATTATGCTTTTGGCTATCAATCCTTGTTTACCAACACCAGCGGCAGCAATAATGTTGCAATGGGTTTGTACACGTTAAGAGCAAACACCACTGGAGCGCAAAATACCGTTATAGGAAGCTATGCTCTTTATTCAAACACTACTGGCTCAAATAGTACGGCAGTGGGGTATCAAGCTGGCTACAGTTCTACAACGGTCAGTAATGTCGTGGCATTTGGTTACCAAGCTCTTTACAGCAACACCACCGGCGGCACAAACGTGGCTGTTGGCAACCAATCTCTATTTAGCAATACCACCGGAGGAAGCAATACGGCAATGGGCTACCAAGCCCTCTATTCCAATACCACTGCCTCCGTGAATACCGCAGTTGGTTATTTGGCTGGCACTGCAATTACCACAGCAGATAACTGCACGATTGTTGGGGCGAATGCGTTAAGAACTGTAACCACAGGAACCCACAACACAGGTATGGGTTCGGACGCTGGTAATGGGGTGACCACTGGTGTAGACAATACGATTGTTGGTAGCAATGCTGGTACAAACATCACTACCGGTAGCCAAATTACAGCAATCGGTAGGCTTGCAAAACCCAGTGCGGCTGGAACAAACCGTGAAATTATTCTCGGATACAACTTGTTGGGGCAAGGGTCATCGTACGTCACGATTGGTGCAGACACAGGCAAGATTTACAACGCATTCACATCAAATGCTACATGGACGCAAACCTCTGATGGTCGGTTGAAAACCAACGTCCAAGACGATACGCTGGGCCTGTCATTCATCAGCCGCCTGCGCCCTGTCAAGTTCAACTGGAAAGCCAGCAATGAACTGGAGACCACCAACCCGTACTACGCTGACGACAACAAGCGCGATACCACCACCGTCATCCACGGCCTGATTGCCCAAGAGGTCAAAGCTGCTTTGGATGCCGAGGGTGTGGACACTTTTGCGGGTTGGGATGAAGGCCCAGATGGCATCCAAGCCATCAGCCGTGAAATGTTCATCTCTCCGCTCATCAAAGCAATCCAAGAGCAGCAGGCTCTCATCATTTCCCTAACCGCCCGCATTGCGGCACTTGAAACTAAGTAAGGACTTACCATGACTACCTTTACCACCACCGTACAAACCATGTACACGCTGCCTCAAGAGGCAGGGCAGACCGATGTTGTCGTGAACGTCAACTACCTCGTCACTGGGGTAGACGGCACATACACCGCCGACATTGGCTTCAACCAGCAGTACACCATCCAGCAGGGCGAGGCGTTCACGCCCTACGCTCAACTGACCGAAGCCCAAGTGGTGGGCTGGGTTGACCCGCAGACCATCTCCAACATGGAAGCGTGCGTGCAGGGCCAGATTGACAGCATGATTACCCCTCCGGTGTCACCGACATCGCAAGCACTGCCTTGGGCCGTATAACGGGAAGCCACCACCCGACCTTGGTGGCGCATTGAAAGGACGATGATGGCAAATACTAAAACCCCCATCTACATTGACGGTGTTGAGTACCAACTTGAAGACATGACCCCAGAGCAGCAAATCTTGGTCAATCATGTCGGTGATCTTGATCGCAAACTTGGCTCGGCAAGATTTAACGTGGACCAGATGCAAGTCGGTCGTGATGCCTTCTTCGGTATGCTCAAGAATTCCTTGGCTCAGCCTGAAGTGGCCCCTGTTGCAGCGGAGTAATCGTGGAAAACCAGCAATTATTCAATGTTGTTGTGGTGATTGCTGGGTTTCTGGCGGCTTATGTCTTCAACAACATGACCCGCCAGATTCAGAGGCTTGAAGACAAAGTCAATGAGCTGCCGACCACTTACGTCATCAAGGATGACTACAAGGCAGACATTGCCGAGGTCAAAAAGATTCTCCAGCAGATTTTTGACAAGTTGGACAACAAGGCTGACAAATGAATGCGCTGGCTTGTACTTGCACTTGTCCTGTCCTTGGTGCATGGGGCAACAGCAAAACGCGAGTGCCATGTCTCAGAGTTTGCGGAAATAGCTTACTCAATTCACGATCCAAGGGAGCGATATGAAAGAATTCTTATCTGGCTGGATGACTCGGGTCCTTATTGCACTAAAGAGCAGCTGGTCACGGTTTACAGCAATCTGGCGCAAGCCCTAGGCACCTCTGATAACATGCGCTTACGGGCAAAGATCGAACAACTCTGGGGAAAGGCAAAGTGATGGACGCAAAAGACAAGCTGATTTATTGGGTCACTATGATGGTGACCACCACGCTGTGCCTTGTCGTTGTATCGCTCATCTGGGCGCTCATCCATGGTTTGTTCGTCAAGGAAGTGGACAACACCAAGATTTTTGAAATCATCGGCCCCGCGTTCCAAACCATTGTCGGTGGCTTGATTGGGTGGTTGTCTGGCCTGAAGGTTGGTTCCCACATGGATGAAGTTAAAGTAGGAGAGACAGCATGATTCCAATCCTCGGTGCCTTGCTTGGCACACTAGCAGAAAACGGGCTGGGGCTGCTGTCCAGCGCCATTCAAGCCAAAGGCAAAGAAGTAGTTGAGAATACGCTGGGCGTGAAGATCCCTGACAACCCCACGCCAGAAGATGTTGCTAAGTTGCGGCAGCTGCAATACGAACATGAAGAACGACTGATTGAGTTGGGCATCGAGAAAGCCAAGATGGAGTTGGCTGAGCTTCAGCTGTTTGCCGATGCTTCAAAAAACGAAGACAACAACATCAGTGACCGCTGGAAAGCGGACATGTCGTCTGATTCGTGGCTGTCTAAGAACATCCGCCCGCTGTCCTTGGTGGCACTATTCCTTGGATTCTTTATGTTTGCCATGATGTCAGCCTACGGCTTGAACGCAAATGAGTCGTACGTGACTCTGCTTGGCAACTGGGGACAGCTTATCATGGGGGCTTATTTTGGTGGCCGCACAATCGAGAAACTCGCTGAGATGAGGAGCAAAAAATGAGCCTGGTAGCTGAACAAGCCGCATTCTTGTTGGATGTGTGCAAGCTGGTTGAATACGCGACCAATCGAGGCTTTGTAGTCACCGGTGGTGAGCTTGCTCGTACGCCTGAGCAGCAGGCCATCTATTTCAAGACTGGCCGGTCCAAGACCATGAACAGCATCCACCTGAAGCGATGCGCCATCGACTTCAACTTCTTCCTAGATGGGAAGATTATCTGGGACAAAGCTGTGCTGGCTCCACTCGGGGCTTACTGGGAAATGTTAAATCCCAAAAACCGCTGGGGCGGCAACTTTAAGAGCTTGGTAGACTGCCCGCACTTTGAGAGGAACGTGTAATGCCCCAAGCAATGACCTTTGCGTCGCTGCAAAACGACGTCCGCAGCTACTTGGAACGTGGGGCATCTGCCGTCACGGACCCGCTGGTCTATGCTCAAATTCCAAGCCTGATCAACTTTGCCGAGCGTCGCATCAGTCGCGACCTCAAGATCCAAGGATTTCAAGTTGCAGTGGTCACTACCTTGCAAGCCAACGTGGCTGTGCTGGCCAAGCCAGACCGTTGGCGCGACACCATCTCGATGAACATTGGGACAGGCACCAATAACAACACCAGGCAGCAGCTTTTTACCCGCGGATATGAGTACGCCAGGAGCTATTGGCCCGATGAGACGCAAGTAGATGAACCGGTGTTTTACGCAGACTACAACTACACCAATTGGCTGATTGTTCCAACGCCTGACGCCGCTTATCCAATTGAGATTCTTTACTACGAGCTGCCTGTCTTGCTGGACGAAAACACCCAGACCAAATGGCTTACCCAATACGCTCCCAACTTGCTGCTGTACGCTACATTGTTGGAAGCAACTCCATTCCTGAAAAACGACGAACGCATCCCTGTCTGGCAAAGCATGTACGCATCTGCAGCCCAAGCGCTGCAAGGTGAAGACATGAGCAAGGTCCTTGATCGCGGTGCCGTAAGAAACGAGGCCTAACATGACCGTCTACACCAACATCTTTGGGGGAAGCAACATCTCCCCTGCCGAGATCAGCTACGCGGCAGTCTCACTGACAGCCGATACGTCGTATGACTGGGCCCTTGAGACTGCGCCATCTTCAAACCTGATCGCTGGCATCATGGACGTGACGGCCACTTCTGGTCCGTGGACGCTCACTCTGCCAAGTGCGCTTGAGGCATCAACCGGCCAGACCATCCTATTCAACAACGTTGGCAGCTATCAGTTCATCGTCAAGAGCAACAGTGGCGTTCAGATCTTGGCCCCCACTCCAGGACAAATCTGGCAGATCTATCTCACAAGCAACACTACTGCCGGTGGCAGCTGGATCGCTGTTCAGTTTGGAGCAGCGGCCTCATCAGTTGACGCTGCCTCACTTGCTGGTACGGGCTTGGTTGCAATTGGTTCCTTGCTTTCTCTGGCGGCTCCGGTCACATTTTTCAGCACTTCATACACTGCGGGTGTTGCCGATCGCGCCAAGGTCTTGATCTGGAGTGGCGGGGCAGGAACTCTTAGCATGACGGCGGCTGGTACCCTTGGCAACAACTGGTTCTTTCAGCTTCGCAATGAAGGTACTGGGGCTCTTGTTGTTGATCCTCCAGGGTCGCAGACCATCAACGGCCTGGCAACCTTAAGCTTTCAGCCTGGGGACTCGGCAGTCATCTTTACCGATGGAAACAACTTCTATACCATTGGCTACGGGCAAGCACCCGTCTTTGCATTTGACTACACGTCCATCAGCGTGGCGGGAACCGGGACCTATACCCTTTCAGGCAGTGAGCTTAACAGGATCGCCTACAACTTCACAGGCGTATTGACGGGTAATCGCACAATCATCGTGCCGCAGACCGTCCAGCAATACTGGGTGACCAATAGCACAACGGGGCCATATACACTGACCGTCAAGACATCTATAGCGGCTGGCGTAACTGTGGCTCAAGGTGCTCGCTCAATCTTGTATTGCGATGGCACCAACGTGGTGGCTGCAGATACGGGCGGCATATCAACACCAATTGCAATCTCAGATGGCGGCACCGGAGCTACGACTGCTGGCAATGCCTTGATCAATCTGGGCGGAACTGCCACCGGCATTGCAATCTTTACTGCTGCTTCCCAGGCAGCTGCCCAAGTAGCCATTGGCCTTGATCCGATTTCAGGTGGAACTTACTGATGGCAACAACGCCCATAGTCCTGAAGTCCCTGCCAGGGATCAAGCGTGATGGCACCCGTTACGAGGGTGACTATTACGTTGACGGCCAATGGGTTCGTTGGCAACGTGGGCTTCCGCGTAAGGTCGGCGGGTATACCGTAGTCAATCGTTACCTGCCGGAAGTCAGCCGTGGGGTCAAAACATTTACGCAAAACGGCCTGACTTACTTTCATTCTGGAAGTGCAGGCTTTATTGAGCGTTTCACGCTAGACGCCAGTGGAAACAGTAGCCTTGGATCTAATCGAACCCCAGCAACTTTGGTCGTAGACGACAACAATCTTTGGCAGTTTGACGTGATCTATGACAGTCAGTCAATTCCAGCTGCCAACTCGATTGTGGCTCAAGTTGCTCCAAATGCATCCTGCATCTGCAACAACGCCGGAGGCCAGCTGTTCATTGGCAGCATGACAGGCACAGATCCGCTCACTGAGATCACTACGTTTCCGGCTGGCGTAAGCGTCACCGGAGGCGTCGTCTCACTGCACCCCTATCTGATGTATTTTGGAGACGATGGCGTCATTGGGTGGTCTGTGGCCGGAGCCCCTACTGACTTGACGGGCGTAGGCTCAGGTAGTGCCAGAGTTGCTGGCCAAAAGATAGTCCGAGGCATTGCTCTTAGGGGTGGTCCTGGAAACGCACCAGCAGGCCTTTTTTGGAGCGCTGATGCTGTCATTCGTGGCTCATTTGTTGGAGGCACCGAGGTCTTTCAGTTTGACACCATCAGCCCTGAATCCAGCATCTTGTCAGCAGCCTCTGTCATCGAGTACGACGGCATCTACTACTGGCTTGGCACTGACCGCATGCTGATGTTCAATGGTGTGGTTCGAGAGATCCCCAATACGCTTAACATCAATTACTTCTACGACGGCCTAAACAGGGCTGCCGCTCAACGCGTCTGGGCCTTTAAGGTGCCTCGATTTGGCGAGATCTGGTGGTGCTATCCAAAAGGCAGCGCGACGGAGTGCACCCATGCCATCATCTACAACGTACGTGAAAACACCTGGTACGACACCGAGATGCCTAATGGTGGCAGGACAGCTGGCGAATGGTCCCCTGTCTACGCGGCCCCCTTGCTGTGCGGCCTTCAGGAGTCTTCTTATATTGCCAACAACAGGATCACTGAGACGTCAGGACTTAGGATTACAGAGGATGGCAGCCAGCGAATTGTGACCCCAGTCGAAGGTTTTATGGTCTGGCAGCATGAGCACGACGTCAACGAGATTGACGGCCAATACATCACAGCAGTCCCCTCTTATTTCGAGACTGCCGACATGAGCATGCTGGTCCCTTCCGGAGGCTCCAAAAATAAATGGATCCGTGTCGAGTCAATTGAACCCGACTTTGTTCAATCAGAGGACATGACGGTCCAGATGACTGGGCGGGCCAATGCAAAGGCCATTGAGGTCCTAGGGCCTGAGAGGACAATATTTGCAGTTCCAGGCACTCCTTACGAACAAGTGGTATCTTTCAAAGAAGCTCGCCGTGAGCTAAGGTTCAAGTTTACCTCCAACACCATCAACGGCAATTACCAGATGGGACAAATCATCGCCCACGTTGGCGAGGCCGATGGAGACATGCTGGGTGGCGTCGTAGAAAGTTCCACGTGATCACGCAGCCAGCTATAATGGGCTTGCGCGATTGGGCCGATCAGGTCGTGATGGACCTGTCAATCTATGGCGTACTCTCGAGGCTGGACGATGAAGACAAGTGGCAAGAATGGGGTCTCCAGTTTTGCGTTATATCCGGACTGAGCCAAAAAAACGTTCCCAATCCATTTGCTTACACCGACTGGCGTAGTTGGGCACAACGCTTTGTTGGAGTGGTAAGTTAATGACAGATCAAGAATTCATCGAGCTACTGAACGACGTAGCTAAAAAAGCCAGGCCTTTCAACAGTGAGGTTCGAAAGATCGACTCCATGGAGATGGTCTTAAGGGACACCGGGCTTGACAGCCTAGACATGCTGATGTGCGTGGTCTATCTCTGCGAGATCTACGACGTTGAGGACGAAAAAAGCAAAGAGATGCAAGGGGATACGCCCCAGGACCTTCTGAACTTTCTCAAAGAATGGGGCCGTCGGCAGCCTGTTGACCTTAAAGAAGGTCGAGGTTGGCTAGTATGAGAATCTTTCTCACTGAAAGTCGCATCACTTGCACCGAAGAAGCCACTCTCTTTTCAGACCACACCTATCCCCAAAAAGTCCACCTGTTTCCTGAGACCTACGCCCGCGTCAAGACAGGGCTGATCAATCCGGCGCACCTGGTGGCTGAGAAGGTCCTGGATCCAGCTCTCCTGAAGCTGCTTCGCGAGACCCAGAGTGGCAAGACTGCATTCATCTTGGCCGCTGGAAACAGCAATTTTGCCAACGAAGGCGCAAAGCTGAACAGGGAAAATGAGTGGACCTACAACTACAAGATCCTGCCGTTGTCCTTGACCCAGATCTACGCAGGCAGGGTTGCGGCCCAGTGCGGCGAGATTGACCACACGGCTACAGACGCCACCGCCTGCACCTCGAGCCTCAAGGTGCTCATGGACGTGCAGACCCTGATCAAGTTTTACGGCTTCGACCGGGTCATCGTCTTGTCTGTTGAGGATCAAGTCAACAACATGACCCTCCAGTTCTTTGGAGAAGCAAAGGCAACGCTCACCGAAAGCATGGCCGAGACTCACCAGGTGGTCCCCAGTGCATTCGATTCAACAAACTTTGGGTTTCATATAGGCCAGGGTGCCGTGTTTGCCGTATTTGAATCTGAAGAAGCCATGAAAAGCTCCGGATTGAAGCCAAAAGCCGAGCTTCTGTCCGCCTGGACAGCCACCGAGGTGGCAACAAATGCAATTGGCCAACGCGAAGATGGTCAAGGTTTCAAAAGAGCCATTGAGGGGGCCTTAAAACTTGGCCAAGTTACCCCAGAACAAATTAAAATTGTCAAAACTCACGGTACGGGGACAAAGTCTAACAACGCGGCCGAAAAAGCAGCGTTGGAAAAGTGCTTGAGTGGTTTTGTAGCGACATCGTACAAGCAGCGAATCGGCCATACGATGGGAGCGAGCGGACTGTTAGAGACCCTCTTGCTGTTCAATGATTTAGAAAAGGGAACTGTCCCTGGGATCTTGAATCGGACTGAGAGGGACCATGTGTTTCTTTCCGAGACGGTTGAAGCTCCAGATGGGGCGGTGTTAAGCTTAAGCGCTGGCATGGGCAACGTGTTCAGCGCCGCGCTTTTCAACATGAGGATCTAACCATGCCAGTCGTAGACAGCCGACAAAAAATGCTAGACGTAGGCGAGCTGCTGAAAGTAGCTGCCGAAAACACAAAGTCTCAATATCCAATTGAGTTTGTCTATGCTGCCTTTGTCAAAGAAGTGCAGATGCCGAATAGCAAGTTCTACCGCTACGGCAACACGATCTACGTTGTGCATGGGTCTGAAAGCCAGCCAAGCAAGGGCACGTTCAGGGCTCTAAACGCTGACACTGCCCAAAACTTCTTGGCCTCTGGCTTTGCTTTTGTCGTTGACGCCTACAAAAACGGCTATGACACCTTGGTCACCCAATTCAGTGATCAAAGCCTATTGAATATCTTCCGAACCGTTGCAAAAAGCCCGCCAAATCCTGGCATGGGCTATCAAGTCCAGATGGCAGGTAATGGCGAATACCTGGTCTCTTTGCAACTAGGAAATGACCGTGAAGGAACAATGCAATGAGCGCAGTAGTAGAAGCAATTGCCCCCGGCTCTGGTATCGGCAGCGGCAGCGATCGCGGCTTTTTTGGTGGAATTCTCGAAGCCGTTGGAAATGGCGTATCAGAAGTCTTTAAGGCCGCTGACGAAGTTGCAACGGCTGTTGACACGTACGTCATCAAGCCGATTGAAAAAGACCCAGTCCAAGCCATTGCAATGGCGGCTGCTGCCGCCTACTTAGGCCCAATGGCCGCTACGGCATTTGGAACATCTGCAGCTGTTGGTACGGGTATTGCAGTGGGCGGAGCCAAGACAGCCTACGGCCTAAGTCAAGGTGAAAGCTTTGATCAGGCAGTCAAGGAAGGTACAGTTGCAGGTTTGACATCCGGCGCAATTCACGGGGCAATTGACTATTTCACCACTCCAGCTGTTGACGTTAGTGGCAAGCCTGAGGTTGAGCCTGACTTAACAGGGGGCGGAGATAGCAACTTCAGGCCTGAGCCAAACCAAGGTGGAGCAGGCGACGTGCAGCCTGAGATTACTCCCACAGAAGTTCCAGCGCAACCATCACCGATCACGCAAGCTGAGCCGCCTGCAACTCCAGAAGCCGCTCCTCCTTCTTCTCCTCTTTCCCAATATCCGTCCTCTCCTAACCTGAACGTTCAGCCATCTCCGCTTCAAGCGCCGACTATCCCCAATATTCCTTCACTGGAAATATCAGATCTTTCAATTCCGTCAACGGACTTGTCTGCTGGATTGCGCAATGTACAGGCCCCTGCTGGCTACGAAAATTTTAGCTATACGCCATTCAAGCCGTCTGACTCGTACAACATGTACGGCGAGCCAAATTACAACATTGACTACGGCAACAATCCTGGCTTGCAGCCGCAAAGCTCTCCCAGCCTTCCAAGCATGGGCGGAGGTACTGGCGTCACGGCTCCTGTGCAAGGTATGGAGCAGTTCACGTACGGACCTGGTGCAGGATCTGATTATGTCGGTCAGCCTGACACGTGGACGAATGACTACAACAAGGTATACGGCCAACCTTCTCCAGATGGCACCGTTGGAGCCCGCGGGTTTACTCCGGATGTTACTCCAAACGTGTACACCCCTACTGAAAACGTAGGAGAACTTAGCACATGGGAAAAGCTTACCCGAGGTGATCTTGGAGGTGCTGCAAAAGGCGCCGGGACTGACGCATGGAACTACGCAAAAAGCGTGGCAACAGAGCATCCCTGGTACACCGGAGCAGCATTGGCCATTGGCGCAGACTACGCACTCAATCCGCCAAAACCACCTGCAGCCCCTGGAAAAACAACTGGCAGCACGAAAGACTCCCGTTTCACCAAGTCCCTAGATCTCTACAACTACGTCCGCGACCGCGCTAACTACCAAGGCGACCTGACCAAATACGGCCAAAAGGGTCAAGGCGGCGAGCAGCAGTTCTTTAAGAATGAGCGGTTTGAGCCGATTCCAATACCCACAGTCCCAGCTCCAACTGCGGCAAAGAATGGCGGACTTATGCAGATGCGGCATTTTGCGCAAGGTGGTCAGATGCAAGACTCTGGCATGCAAGGTGGTCCCCAGATGGATCCCCGTCGGGCCCAGATGATGCAGGCTATGGCACAACAACATCCTGCAGGTATGGGAGGCCAGCAGATGCCTCGTCCTATGCCTCCTCAGGGCGGACTGCAGCAAGGCATGCAGCAAGGACCTCGTCCCCAAATGCCTCAGCGTCCTCGTGACCCCAAGATGGCCTACTACCAGTACGGCAACCCTCCTGCAAGAGGAATGGCAATGGGGGGCCTCAGCCAAGTTCACAGCATGAAGATTGGCGGGGGCGCAGACGGTCGTTCAGACGATGTCAACGCGGTCTTGTCAGACGGTGAATATGTGATGGACGCCGAGACTGTTGCAATGCTGGGCAATGGATCCTCTAAGGCAGGAGCCGCCCAGCTTGATCAGATGCGCGCCAACTTGCGGAAGCAAAAAGGTCAGGCTCTTTCACGGGGTCAAATTAGCCCTGACGCAAGAAGCCCATTGTCTTACTTGAAGGGAGCCTAACATGGCGTTCACCGACTTCCTATTCCAAGGCAGTCCTCCGCCGTCGGTTACGACTTATGGCGAGACCACCACCAATGTTCCAGCTTGGTACAGCGACTACACGCAAGGCTTGATCAGTCGGGCAAATGCAATTGCCGCTGAGCCATACCAGCCCTATGGACAGCAGCGGATTGCAGATCTGGACCCTGCTCAGCAGCAGGCGTACAGCAACGTCTTGGACATGCAGGGTCAGTACCAGCCGTACATTGATCAGGCTGGCAAGCAAATTCAAGCAGCCGCGGGAAGCACTCAAAATGTTGCTCAGCCCTACATCAATCAGGCCCTGCAGTACAACCCATATACGGCAGCCTCTGGCAGCATTGGCCAAGCTGGCAGCTTGATCGGCCAAAGCTATGGTGACACCAGCGCGCTGGCACAGCCGTACTTTAATCAGGCCAGCAATTACGCCACTCAAGCGGCTGCCGGCACTGCCGATCTTGCCGATCCCTACATGCAGCAAGCTTCCCAGCTTGCTAGCCAAGGAGCTCAAACTGGTTTGGGCAACATCCAAGACTACATGAACCCGTACACTGACCAAGTGGTCAGCCGTATTGGCGAACTGGGAGCCCGCAACCTTCGCGAAAATCTGCTGCCAAACATCCAAGACCGGGCCATTCAATCCGGTACTTTTGGCGGCAGCCGCAGCGGCGAGGCCATTGGCCGTGCCTTGCGCGACACCCAAGAATCAACCCTGGCCCAGCAAAGCGCGGCTTTGCAGCAAGGCTATACGCAAGCTGGTTCTCAGCTTCAAGCAGACCGTGCCCGCCAATTGCAAGCAGCTCAACAGCAAGCCGGCTTTGGTCAGCAGGCTGCCGGCCTCTCTGCGGCGGATCAGCAGCGACTCTTGGCTGCTGGCCAACAGCAAGCGGCCCTTGGACAAGCCACCGCCGGTCTTGAAGGCGCGGACTTGACGCGCTACGGACAAGCCGGATCCCAAATGGGTGCCCTTGGTCAGATGCAAGGTCAATTGGCTGGTCAAGCTGGAGCTCAGAACTTGCAGGCCGCTCAGCAGCTTGGCACGCTGTCCAATCAGGACTTTGCTCGCATGCTGCAGTCAGGCCAAGCTACTGGAGCCTTGGGCCAACAAGCCCAGCAGATGGGCATGCAGAACGTCAGTGCATTGGAGGCGGCTGGAGCAACGCAACAGCAACAGGCTCAGCGTTCTTTGGATCAAGCCTACCAGGACTTCTTGAACCAGCGCGACTACGGACGCAGCAACACGGCCTACCTGAACGCGGCTGTGCGCGGACTGACCGTGCCAACTTCAACGGACACCCAATCGAACGGTCCGGCAAGTGTCTATCAGGCATCGCCTTTGGCGCAGCTCGGTTCTACGCTGGCCTCTGGCTACGGACTCAGCAAACTGTTCAGCGGAAAATAAGGACACAACATGGCATTCGAAGACGATGTTGAAGGCGAAGACACAAATGACGAAGGACAAGGTGGCACGCAGGTTGCTTCGTCGGCTGGCTACACTTCATCCAGGGGTGCGGCAAATCCTTACACGGGGCAGCTTCAGACTTTGCTCACCAAGTACATGCAGCAAAGCGAAAAGTCTGCGACGGACAAGCAGGCCTTGCTGGACGAGGCGCGTCAGCGCCTCATGGATCGTTCCATTGGTCCGGATTCAGCAGAGATGGCGTTTCGTCTGGCAGCAGCTCTTGGCAAGCCTACGCGTACCGGTGGCTTTGGCGAGACGCTGGCTAACGTGGCTGAAGCCACAACGACCGGTCTAGCAGAACGTCGTAAGGCCAATCAAGAACTTGAGGACCTCAACCTCAAGTATAAGCTGGCAGCCTCTGACGTCCAAGGTGAAAAGTACAAGACCCAAGTGGGTGCCTTGTCAGCGCTGGCCCGTTCCGTGCCAAGGGACCGCCTGACCGAAGTAGAAAAGCTGCAGGAAGTCATTGACGACCCTGCGTCCAATAAGAAAGCCAAGGAGAACGCGCAAGCTCGCATCACTTACTTGACCACTCGTCCTGGCAAGACCAATGAAATTGATCAGCTTGTCTCCAAGTTGAACGACCCCAACTTGTCTGATGACGACAAGAAAGTCTACAAGGCGCGAATCAACTATTTGACCACCCGCGCAGGAGCCGACAAGACCAGCGAGATTGATCAGCTTGTGGCAAAGTTGAACGATCCCAAATTGTCCGATGACGACAAGAAAGTCTATAAGGCTCGTGTTGCCTACTTGACGTCTCATGGTGGCAAAGGCAATGAGTTGGACGACTTGGTTGCCAAGTTGAACGACCCCAACTTGTCCGATGACGACAAGAAAGTCTACAAGGCACGTGTTGCTTATTTGACGTCTCATGGAGGAACAGGAAGCGAGATCGACCAATTACTAGCCAAGATCAATGATCCCACCACATCTGAAGATGACAAGAAGACCTACAAGGCTCGGATTCAATATCTCACAGTCCACCCTACAAAGCCGGCCGCTGCCAAAAAGACGCTTGAGCTTGATGATCTAGTCGCTAGGCTCAATGATCCTGAAGTCTCTGATGCTGATAAGACCATCTACAGGGATCGCATCAAGTACTTGACAACTCATGCAGGTGGCCAGGCCAAGGTCACGGAGATTGACGATCTAGTTGCTAGGCTCAATGACCCCAACGCATCTGAAGACGACAAGAAAGTCTACAAGGCGCGTATCGCCTATCTGACTACGCATGCCAGCGGCCAAACCAACGAGATTGACCAGCTGCTTTCCAAGATCAATGATCCCAACGTCTCCAAGGCTGACAAGCAAGTCTATCGCGAACGTCTGAAAAAGCTGAACTACATTGCGCCAGAAGAAAAGGCAAAGACAGATGCTGGTAAGCCCCTGTCTGGTGCAGGCAAGATTGCCAAAGACGAGGGCCTGACTCCAGGAACACCTGAATACATCGCGCGTGTCAAACAGCTCACGGGTGAGGGCAAGGGCATGACCTTGAGCGCCACCGAGCAAAAGGAGATGTTTGAGGCCGACGACATTGTCAAGTCTGGCAAGACTGTCATCTTAAACTTGACAAAGGCCAAAAGCCTAAACGACAAGGCTTACTCAGGCATGGGGGCTGGTCTTCGTCGCACCATTGGACGAAACATCCCTGGCGTTGGCGACTCTGAAGGCGTGACAGCTACAACAGAACTGGAAAGCTTGGTTGGTCAAAATGCCCTTGATCAACTCAAAGGCATCTTTGGTGGAGCCCCAACAGAGGGCGAACGCAAGATCTTGCTCGATCTCCAAGGTTCCATCAACATGGGACCAAAAGAACGCGCTGCAGTTTGGGATCGGGCCATTGCAGCAGCGGCCCGCCGAGTGCAGCTCAATGAAGACAAGATGAAGAAGCTCAAATCAGGAGCTTACAGCCGCATGGAGCCTGAAGAAAAGGCAGATGGCGGCCCGGTTGGCCACTATGCCGATGGCGGTATGGTCCACATGGCTGACGGTGGCGACTACTCGATGGCAAACTTTGGCCGCGCCATGGGCCAAGGCCTTGGTCTTGGTTTTGGAGACGAGGCAATCGCCCGCGTCCGCGCCAAGATGGAGGGACGTCCATACGACCAGGTCGTTGCCGAAGAACGCGAGGCATATCAGCAGTTTCAAGAAAAACATCCCTATGCCGCACTTGGAACCGAGCTTGTCTCCGGGCTTATTCCAACTGTGGCTATGTCAATGGTCCCAGGTGCCGGTACAGCTGGGGCTATTGCAAATGCCCCGCGCATGGCCGCAACGGCCCAGAAGTTTATGGCTGCCCTTCCAAAATTCATGACCGGCTCCATGGGTAGGGCGGCTGGCACTGGAGCAGCAACTGGAGCCATCTCAGGGGCAGGTTCGGCGACAGAAGGAAACCGTGCTGAAGGAGCCCTTGAAGGAGGTGCGACAGGAATGGTCCTTGGCCCAACTGTAGCCAAAGGACTTCAACTGGTTGGATCTGGTGCCAAAGCCATCAAGAATGCAGTCTCCCCTTCCGTGGGTGCCGTTCAGCGTCGCGCGAATGAGAAAGTGCTTCAGGCCATGGGCCGCGACGAGATGGATACCCAAGCACTTCGCGACAGGATGATGGCTGACAAGAAGCTTGGCGTGAAGTCCACCATCATGGACGCCACCCCATCCCTGTCAACCCTGGGCGAGGCAGTAGTGACACGTCCTGGACAGGGTCGCAAGATCCTTGGACAGGAGCTGAATGACCGCCTTGAAAGCGGACGCGAGTCCGCAGCGGGACGTGCGCTCAAAGACGTAGGCAAGGGCGTAGATTACACGGCGCAAGAAGACACCCTGATGGGCAAGCTTCGCGCCAATGCCAATAACCTCTACGATAAGGCTTACGCATACGGCTCGGTTGATGACACGCGCCTCCAGAAGGTCTTGGAAGATGACACCTTCAAGAAGGCGTTCAAGGAAGCTCAAGCCATCGCAGGTAAGGAAGCACGGGCAGCCGAACTTCGCGGAGAGGACGCAAGCCGCTTCAAACTGAACGACATCTACGACACAGACGATGCCGGCAACCTGATCAGCGTTGGCAAGATCCCTGACGTCCGCACCCTTGACTACATCAAGCGTGGCATCGATGCGCTCATTGACAAGGGCTATCGCGGCGAAGGCATGGGCAAGGCAGAAGCAAACGCCCTTAAGGACCTCAAGAAGGCCTACGTCCAAGTCATCGACGAGAACGTACCAGAGTATGCAGCTGCCCGCAAAAAGTATGCTGGCGACATGGAAGTCTTGGACGCGCTCCGCATGGGCCGCACAGACTACCTGAGCCCCAAGATGCTGCCAGCGGAAGCCAAGAAGACTGTGGACGCCATGTCAGATGCAGAGCGCGATGCCTTGCGCGCAGGTGTGGCCCAGTCTCTCTTGACCAAGGTCCTTGACGCTCCCCAGCAAGTCAACGCCGCCCAGCGCATCATTGGAGCCCCGGCTACCCGCAAGCGTCTTGAGGCATTGTTCCAGGACCCCAACGAGTACAAGCTGTTTGAGGCAGCCATGCAGCGCGAGTCTGAGCTCTTCAGGAATGCCCAGGACGTAGTCCGCGGCAGCCGTACGGCCAACAAGACAGAGGCCTTGAAAGACCTGAAGGCTGGCAACGGCATCTTCGACATTGCAGGAGAAGCCATGGACGTGGCAACTGGTTCGCCTGGCTCAGTTGTGGGACGCGTCCTGAAGTACCTGCAGGCTCGCACGACGCTTGACGAGAAGACCGCTGGCGAGGTAGCCAAGATGCTGAAGTCCGGCAGCACCCAAGAGGTTGATGACGTCTTGAATCGCCTGGAAGCCGGCAGCAAAAAGATCATTGAAGACGAGAACAAGTCTTCACGTAGAATGAAGACAGTGTCGGGTGCCGTTGGGGCCACACTGCCGACGACGCCGCGGCCGGTCCCCGTACCAGAAGAAGCTCCAGAGGGTGAGGACGACGAAGCCAAAGTCCAACGCATCATCCGGAGCATCAACAATGAGTGATCTTGACAAGTTTGATCTCAGCAAGAAGTACGAACAAAAAGGTTCCCGGATAAGGGACCTCAAAGACCTGACCAAGGCCCTGCAAGAGTCGCCCGTCACCAAGGCCGCAAAGCAGGCCGTGGCTGGCTTCAAGAGCCAGTGGTCCGGCATCAACGACAAGGGCGAAGTTGGGATGGGCAAGGGGACTCCTGGCATCTACTACAACACCGTGGCCATTCCTGCAATGGCTGGCATTGTTGATGAAAAATACGCGCCGGACTTTGCCGTGGCTGCCGACAAGAAGGCTGGCAAGATCAAGGAAGCCGTTCGCAAGGACATGGGCATTGACGAGCCTAAAGGAGCCCTTGAGCACTTTGCGTATGCTGGCGGCGAGATGCTTGGACAACTGCCAGTTCCCGGAGCCGTGATGAACAAAGTCGTTGGCGGTGCAAAGAAGCTAGGAATGGCTGGAAAGATTGCAGCCGCTCCCATCGAGTACCTGTCTCCCACGATTGATCCAAGGGCCATCAACTATGGCATTGGCACCACGTTTGGCGGGACCATTGGGACCGCTGGAGAAGCCTTGAGTGAAGAGCCAGTGAAGAAAGCCTTGGGTGGCCTTATCCAAAAGTACGAGAACGGCGGCAAGGTAAGCAAGGTCAAGACGTTTTTCTCTGCAGTTGACAAGGCCATTGACACCCTGAAACAGAAGAAGGGTACGGGCGAGCAAATCTTGAAGCAACTGGAGACCACGCCAGGGGTGAAGCGCGAAGAACTTGAATCCCGCGGCATCAAGCAAAAGCTGACGGCGTCTCCAAAGATCACTCAAGAAGAACTTCAACAGGTGGCAAAGGCTAACAAGCCGGCAATCCCAGAGCGAATCACGCTTGAAAAGGGCGACACAAAGTTTGGCAGGTACAGCAAGAGCAAGGGGGCTGACAACTATCGAGAAGTCCTTTTGCAGCATCAGGATAAAGATCCCCCTGGCGCTTCTGCTATGAGGTCACGTCTTCAAGAATTGCTAACCTCCCCAGGCGGAGGAGGGGACGTCTATCGTGAGATTGACGATCTGCTTGAAAAGCTGGGCACTAATCGTGAACGCTACAACTCAAGCCATTGGAATCAGCCCGACGTCTTGGCGCACTATCGCGTCTCAGACATGACCGGACCTAACGGCGAAAAGGTGTTGTACGTTGACGAGATCCAGTCCGACTGGCATCAAGGTGCTAGAGACGCTCGCAAAAAACAAGTCAAGAACTTATTGGCAAATGAGCGCGAGAGCATCAATGCACAAGCCGTTGAGCAGCTTAAGCAAGAGGTTGGCAATACGGACATGACGCAAAAGAACATGACCCTTCTCAAGAAGATTGAGAATGGCTTGACTAGGGAGCGCAAGGCTCAACTTGAAAAAGAAGTTGACGAGAATTTTGGTTACAAGGGCCAGGAAGACGACGAAAAGCTCTATCAGCTGAATTCAAAGATGGAGCGTCTTCGCAACTCTGGCGCAACCCAAGACGAGCTTAAAGAATACTTTCAACCTGGCAAAATTGTTCGTACTTCTGGAAACTACGACAAGGTTTTGTCTTTTAACTCTGGTGAAGACAGCCCTGAATACAAGAAATTCTACGACCAATACTACGCGCGCAATATGGATATTGGCGTTGGGGAAGAAGTTGCTGCCAGAAATGCTCGCAAAAACGCCCTTGAAAAAACAAAAGGCCAATGGTCTGTAACCGTCATTGCTGTTGATAAAAATACAGGTCAGCCGCTTAAGGGTGAGCAGCCTCGCAATCACTCTACCAGCCCAGAACCCTATATCGTTGAGCAAATTAGAAAAGAAGCCGAGGCCATTGAGGCTAAGGTTCCAGATGCACCTTTTAAGAAGAACTGGCATGAGCTTGCCGTCAAGGACATCTTAGATCTGGCGGCCAAAGAAGGCTACGACAAGGTGGCATTTTCTCCTGGCATTGAGCAAGTCAAGCGGTATTCAAACGATCTTCGTAAGACCGTTGATCGGATTCACTATTTGCCCTCCGAAGACGGCGGCATGATAGTCACTGCTTTCAAGGGAGATGGGGCCGTCTTTGAAGGAAAAGTCTTTGACGGCTCATTTGTTGGCGGAACTGCAAACGGCAAGACCCTGTCCGATGTGTTTGGATCTAACATCGCCAATCAAATTGAAGAAGGGGCCCCTGGTTTGCAGGAAGCGCTGAGGGCTAATCCTGAGCAGGTGCCAAAAGGCGTGATCAAAGGCGATGACTTGACCATTGGTGGCGAGGGCATGAAGTCGTTCTACGACAAGCGCCTGCCTGACTACGTCAAGGAATACGGACGCAAGGAGTTCAAGGCCCCAACTGGCTACATGGAGATCGAAGGAAAGACTGCCCCGCAGCACTTTACTCATCAGGACCTTATAGCAGAAGAAGCAAGGCTTCAAGATGATGATCCCATGGAGCTCATGGAGATGACTAACGAACTGACTGAAGAAAGGGCCAGTCAAGCCTTGACCCGCCGCGGAATTAACGAAGACAGCATGTCGGCTGAAGATTGGTCGGATATGCTCGCAGACGAGATGGACAATCACCAAGGCGACGCGTACAGATGGGCCGTTCGTCAACTGGCCGAGCGCAATCTGAAAGCAGCGAGCAACAAGACAGAAAAGCAACGCCTGTTCTCCATTGACGTCACGCCAGAGATGAAGGAGAAGATCACGACCCAAGGGCAAAAGCTGTATGCAACCGCACCTGCAGTTGGCCTAGGAGCCACGCAGTTACCGCAGCAACAAGCCGCCCAGCCAGAAGTTGCCCCAGAGCCTGCCCAAGAGGAGCCACCCCAGGCCTCACCAGAGGCTCCTGAGGCCTTCCAGGAGGGCGGGAAGGTGGGTAGCATGGCAAAGGCTGCCGATTCACTCCTACGGGTCCTCCATGGAAGTCCTACCAAGGTCCGTTTGGAACAGGGCAAGAGCATGGATGTCACGACTGAGCCAAACTACGCGATGAAGCGGGCCCGCGACAAGATGGACATCATCGGAAGTGAAGGTCCTCCCATGCTGAACAAGTTCGACATCCCAGCCAAGAAGCTGCTGCGATTCGAGGAACAGTACAGCCCTGAAGACGTGGCCAGGATGAAGCGCTTCTACAGCAAGCTGCCAGAAGGTCAGGCGATGACAGGTTCTGAGATCTACGACGCGGCAGAAGGCAAGGACTACGTACTGGACGGCATCGCGAAAGCTGGCGGCTTTGCCGGCTATGAGCGTCCTGCCAGCGGATCTGGCAACATCGGCAACTGGTTCCGCGTCTCCGATCAAAACGCCCTGACCCGCAAAGCTCGCGGCGGCCTGATGCATCTTCAAAATCCCTATAGATGATATTTTTTACCCTATACAGAGAGGATCAGAACTTCCTGTTTTGGTCTTGCGTGGACTAGGGAGCGAGCGAACGAGTCTATTCTTGAAAACAAAAAGAATAGATTCTCTCTGTATAAGGAAGAAAAAGTGCTCTATAGAGTTTTTGGTCGCTAGCTGGTAGAAGTCCCAGCAATTATTTTTGCAAAAGCACGTAGTGCGTGGTTTTACGCAGTAGAATCAATCTCATGCACAGCAATCCTGCTGGCATAAACAGAAAGAAGAAAGCGAGAATACCATGTCCCACGAAGTTGAAACGATGGCCTACGCCAATGAGACCCCTTGGCACGGCCTTGGCACCCCCGTCGCAGACAACCTGAACCCTGAGCAAATGTTGACTGCCGCCGGCCTAGACTGGCAAGTCAAGAAGAAGGCCCTTGTGGTCGACGAGCTGGATCACACCCTGACCAGCCACTACGCGCTCGTGCGCGATACCGACAGCAAGATCCTCGGCATCTGCGGCAGCGACTACAACCCCACCCAAAACAAAGACGTCTTCGAATTCTTCGACAAGTTCTGCAAGGCAGGCGACATGAAGATGGAGACAGCTGGTTCCTTGCACGGCGGCAAACGCGTATGGGGCCTTGCCAAGATCAACGGCGGCTTCATGCTTGGCGGCAAAGACGAAGTCCAAGGCTACATCCTCCTTGACAACCCCCACATCTGGGGCCGCAGCCTGCAGATCTTGTTCACGCCAATTCGCGTAGTCTGCAACAACACGCTGACGGCTGCCCTTCGTGATAAGTCAAACAAAGACAACACGTTTCGCATGTCGCACGATCGCGCGTTCGACGACGAGATCAAGCAGACGGCTGCCGAGAAGGTCGGCCTTGCTATGAAGTCGCTTGACATCTTCAAGAAGCAAGCCGAGTTCTTGTCCAAGAAGCGTGCCTCTGACCAGCAAGTCATGAAGTTCTTCGCTGACCTTGTAAGCCCTGACCAATATCAAGCAGCCTTGGTTGCCTCTGAAGAAGGTGAAGTCAGTCGTGCAGAGCTTGGCCGCACAGTCAATCGCTTGCTTGACATCGTGCACACCCAGCCCGGCGCTGATCTGAAGACATCGGCCGGTACGTGGTGGGGCGCATTCAACGCCGTGACGTACTACTACGACCACGTCGCTGGCACAGACCAAGACAAGCGCCTCACAAGTGCTTGGTTTGGCTCTGCAGCTACCCGCAAGCGCCAAGCTCTCGACCTCGCTGTCGAGTTTGCCGAAGCAGCTTAAACCCTGGGGCTTCGGCCCCTATCTTCCCACCCTAGGAGAACTGTATGGCTAACGCCAGAGGAAAGACTATCGACAATACCCACCTGAGCATTGATCAGGCTGAAGAGCGCGGCTTCATCCATCGCGACTACATCGCGCACTGTCTTCGTTGGACGCATGTGGCCAAGTACATGGGCAAGCCTGCCAACCGCAAAGACTGCAAGCTGCTTGACATTGGCTGCGGCAAAGACGTGCCATTGGCCAAGATGCTGATGACCAGCCGCATGGCTTCTGATGGCTTGGACTACGTTGGCATTGACTACAACAAGCTTGAGATGCCTAAGGCATTTGAGAACACGAAGTTCAAGCCCACGCTGATTGGCAACGTGGCATTCCCTGATTGCACACTACCCCATGAGAAGTTCAACGTCATCACCTGCTTTGAGGTACTGGAACACGTTGAGCCACTACATGCCTACAAGATGCTGGAAGGCATCCGCGATCGTCTTGAAACCTATGGCATGGCGTTCATCAGCACGCCTGTCTACGACCCTGAAGTTGGGGCAGCGGACAACCACGTTAACGAGATGACCTACCAAGTGATGCAGAACATGCTCCACAAGGTCGGCTTAGAAGTTGACGCGCATTACGGCACTTTTGCCTCAATCAAAGACTACAAGGACATGGTCGCCAAAGATGATCTCGATGGAATCTTCAATCGCCTGCGTGATTACTACGACAGCAATTACCTGGCAACTATCTTTGCCCCGCTCTATCCTCACCGGTCTCGCAACGTGTTGTGGCGTGTCAAGCTGCCCACTACACAAGAGATGTTCAGCGCTGAAAAATTTAGTCAGCTCAATCAGCCCTTGTCAAGCAGCAGCTCCTGGCAACCCCTCTTTGATTACCTGGGAGAGTGAGCATGGACATGTTCCAAATGGTCGCAGACTTCCACAAGAAGTTCGGACTCGAGCCCACCAGCCAGCCTGACTTTCCGGTTGAGCAGATCTGGAAGCTGAAGAATGTTCACATGCAGGAAGAGCTTGACGAGCTACGCGCAGCTGCCATCAACGGCGACCTTGAGGAGTACTTTGACGGCTTGATTGACTTAGTCTATGTAGCACTTGGAGCAGCATACTTGGCTGGCCTCCCCTTTGAACAAGGGTTCCTCCGGGTGCACCAAGCCAACATGACAAAAGTCAGGGCTTTGAGGTCAAGCGATAGCAAGCGTGGGTCTACCTATGATATAGTGAAACCTGCAGGATTCGTGGCTCCAACGCTTACGGACCTCATCAGAAAGGAGAAAGAATGAAAGGCATCATCGTCATTGATGGATGTGATGGAACAGGCAAGACTACGCTTGCTAAGGCTATTTGCGACAAGCATGATGGCGTCTACATTCACAACACGTATCGCTGGCCTACCAAGATGCCGCTGTACCACACTGCTGCTTTGCATCGCGCATTGAAGCTGGCTCGTACGCGACTGGTAGTCATTGATCGTCTGTGGATGAGTGAGGCTATCTATGCTGCAGCATATCGCGGAGGCAGTCCTTGGCCTCACATGGGTCGCATGATGGATCGCATCATTCGCAAGCATGCCGGTGTCTACATCCTTGCGCAGTCGCCTTCAAATCACTTTGAGAAGTTTCAGCAGCTGAAGGCTGAGCGTAGCGAGATGTACGACGACGTTGAAGAAGTACGCCGCCGCTTTGACATGCTATTTGCCGGCGGCATTGAGGCTCATGATACCGACTACGTGCAGCAGCTGTCTGTGTTTGGCATGCGTGTACGTGATGACGTCCTGCCATATCGCTATGACGTTGAAGGTAGCAACCTTGATGTCTACATCGACATGGTCATGCATGTCTTGGAATCTCGTAAGGCTAAGCAATACGAGCCAGCCCTGAATCTCGACGCGCAAAACTTTGCTGGCCACTTGCATGAGGCCAACGTCATCTTTGTCGGTGACAAGGCCAACAGCAAGTTGCGTGCAGTCAGTTGGCCGTTCTATGACTTTGGCAACTGCAGTGAGTTCTTTGCATCAGTGCTGCATGACCTGTCATTTGATGAGACACGTGCGGTCTACGTGAACGCCCACGACTACAACGGGCCGCTGTTTGTGAATGATTGCATTCGCGCTAAGCCTTACATCAAGGTCATCTGCTTTGGAAATTCAAGCTACGACACGATCACCGAGTTCAGTCGTCGCGTGACCAAGGTCATGCATCCTTCTTACGCCAAGCGCTTCAACAAGCGCGAAGAATTTACAGCCGAATTGAAAGAGGTCCTCTATGGCTAACACAGTCAACATTCATTGGCAAAACCTGCTGTACATGGTCATGAACAGTGGCCGGCTTGCTTGCCCTCGTGGCAAGAAGACCAAGGAGCTTTTAGGCATGAAGTCCATGATCAACATGAATCAGCCGGTCATCACGATCAAGGAGCGCAAGCTTGGCTATAAGTTCATGGCCGCAGAGGCTGCTTGGATCATGTCTGGCGATAATCGCGTCAGCACAATTGCCCCATTTAGCAAGGTCATCAGCAGGTTTTCAGATGACGGCATCCTATTCTTTGGCGCATACGGACCTCCGGTACGCGACCAGTTGGGTCATGTAGTCAAAAGTCTGTGTGATGACATTGACTCACGCCAAGCAGTCATAAGCATCTGGCGTCCAAATCCACGGGAATCAAAAGACATCCCCTGCACGATCAGCTGCCAGTTTATCGTTCGCGACGGTATGCTGGATTGCTTTATGAACATGCGCTCTTCTGACGCTTGGCTTGGTGTGCCCTACGACTGGTTCAACTTCAGCATGTTGTCTGCTGGCGTGGCTTTACTGCTTCGCGAGAAAGGCGTGCACGTTAAGCTGAACTGTCTGCACTTCTACGCAGCCAGCCAGCACATTTACGAAGATGATTGGGCCGGCATTGAAGAGTGCTTGTCTGGTGAGATTCTTGGGGACTACGCTCCGATTAACTTAGATGAGTTCAAGGACTACGACGACCTGGTAAGTCATCTGTGGGATGTTGCGCTTTTTGGTGTTGACAAAGGCTTTTTGAGTGAGCTGAAATCATGGAAAGGATGACCAAAGATGAATACTTTTCGGAACTGGCTGTTTTGGTCAGCAGACGCGGTACATGCGCAAGGCGGCTTGTTGGCTGTGTGCTTGTATCCAGTCGTGGCCACGTTCTTGCTACTGGTTACAACGGGGTTCCTCGTAACCATACTCATTGCATTGACTTTCACTGTCCCGGTGTTGGTCTTCCTTCGGGCACTGGCCTGGATAAGTGCGAAGCTATTCACGCAGAACAAAACGCCCTCCTCCAATGCCGAGACGTAAACGAGATCGAGACAGCCTACGTCACAGCGATGCCTTGCATGACTTGCATGAAGCTGTTGCTGAACACAAGCTGCCAACGAATCGTGTATATCGAACCTTACGCACATGCCGAAGCCGGCCAACTCTGGATTAAAAATGGACGACACATCATATCAGCCGCCGAAGCACTTTCCAAATCTTCTGGTGGCAAAGCGGCTCGCGATCGACTGCGAGACGAGAGATCCCAACCTAATGACTAAGGGTCCTGGCGGAGTACGAGGAGATGGCTACATCGTCGGATTCTCGGTTGCCACTGACGACGGCTTTGCTGAGTACTACCCAGTGCGTCATGCGGCCGGCGGTAACCTTAATCCTGACAACGCGTTTGCATGGCTGCGGGACATGATGAAGACAGACATTCCAAAGATTGGGGCCAACATCCCATACGACTTGGAGTGGCTGCTGACAGAAGGCGTCAAGGTCAACGGGCCAAAGTACGACGTGCAGATTGCCGAACCGCTGTTGGACGAGGACCGCATCACGTATAGGCTGGATGCGCTGGCCGAGTCTTACCTTGGCGAACGCAAGGATGAGACAGAGCTGATTGCAGCAGCAGTGCGCCGTGGGATCCATCCAAGCAAGGTTAAGGAAAACCTCTGGCAGTTTCACGCTGGCGAGGTGGCACCTTATGGACGAAAGGACGCTGACCTGCCCATCCGCATCTTTGCGCAACAGGAGGTGCTGCTGCACGACGAGAAGCTGTGGGACGTATTCCAGATGGAGACGCAGCTGGTTGACGTCATTGTGGCCATGCGCCAAAAGGGCGTGCCCATTGACTTGGACAAGGCGCACAAGGTGAAGGCCCTGCTACTTGAAGAGCAAGGCAAGCTGACGGAGCAACTCAAGAAGGTTGCAGAGCGGGATGTAGACATCTGGTCTGGTGACGATATACAGGCAGCCTGTGATGCATTGAAGCTGGATTACCCAAAGACTGAAAAGGGGAATGCTAGTTTTCCCAGTGAGTTTCTTGAAGCTAGTGAACATGAATTTTTCTCCTTGATTTCGAAGGTCCGGAAGCTCGACCGGGCCGGCGGAGTATTTATCGACAGCAAGATCATTCAGATGGAAAAAGATGGAAAAATCTACCCAACCTTTAGGCAAGTCCGAGATGACCGTGGTGGCACAAAGTCTGGGCGCTTTGCATCGGCTAACCCGAACATGCAGCAAGTACCAGCTCGAGATCCAGTGCTGGCTCCTCTTATCCGAGGCATCTTTGTACCTGAGAAGGGATGTCAGTGGGGCGTATTTGACTATTCTCAGCAAGAGCCGCGTGTCACAGTTCATTACAGCTTCTTGCGTGGCTTTCCTGGTGCTGATGTTGCGCGTAACCGGTACCTTGATGATCCGAACACTGACTACCATCAGCTGGTTGCTGACATGGCTGGAATTAGTCGGAAAAGCGCAAAGGTATTGAACCTTGGACTGGCCTACGGCATGGGGGCTGCAAAGGCAGCCACGCAACTTGGCCTGCCTCCAGCAGAGGCGAAACGCGTCTATCAGCAGTACCACGAGAACGTGCCGTTCATCAAGGCCCTTGGCGAGGAATGCACGCTGATCGCCACGAACCGCGGCTACGTCAAGACGTTCTCCGGACGCCGTAGACGGTTCCAGTTGTTTGGGCCGCCTAAGTATTCACCCGGCCTGATACCGCTGAAGAAAGACCTGGCTGAAGAAAAGTACGGGCTGCCCTTGAAGCGGTACTTTGCGCATAAGGCCATGAATGCAGTCATCCAGGGGTCGTCTGCAGACATGATCAAGATGGCCATGATCAACTTGTTTAAGAAGGGCGAAGTGCCTCATTTGACCATCCATGACGAGCTGGACTTCAGCGTACGGGACCTGGACCATGCCAGGATGATTCGTCAGGAGATGTTGACATGCGTGGACTTGGTAGTGCCCTTGAAAGTCGATTGCGAGCTTGGACCCAGCTGGGGAGAAGCAGTCGAGGTGCAGCTATGAAAGAGAGCGAATTCTGGGCTTTAGTCAAGGGAAAGCTGCCAGGCCACGTGGAACGCATGGAGAACGCCCTTACAAGGGGGACTCCTGACGTAAACATGTGCTACGACTCAACAGAGCTATGGCTGGAGCTCAAGATTTTGGATGCTAAGGGTAGCTGTCAGCTTCGACCAGAACAGGTCCTATGGCACCGTAAACGCCAGGACAACGGAGGACGGGTATTTGTACTAGCTAGGAATGAGGATGTCATCAAGGTCTATCAGATCCAGCGTGACATGGAGTTGTTCGAAGTGTGGAGCTGCATGAAGCCGTTTGATTGGGAAAGTATGAAAGAACTATTGTTTAACGTCCCTCCGTTTTGCACGGAATATGCGGTGCGTCACGCACAAGTCGGAGGCGTGCAATGACCGTCTACGTCGTACAGGATTCGCCAAAGTTCAACCTGCTGCCGGCAGCTGAATATGGCGAGCTACAGACTCTGCTGCCTCCGGGGCAAGTGATGATGGCCACTGCGCCAACCATTCGCGTGCTGCGGGATAAGTTGAGGGGTTTTTCGGACAGCGATTTTCTTTTGGCCATTGGTGACCCCATAGCCATTGGATTGTCCGTTGCAATTGCCGCCGGGTTCAATCGCGGCGTCATCAAGATGCTTAAGTGGGATCGCCAAGAGCATCGTTACTACGCCCTTGAGGCGGATCTTACAGGAGCTAGAAATGCTTGAAGAAGACATGATGGCCGATAGTGCTGGTTCAGCGCTTTCCGGTCTGGGCAAGATCAGTACGCTTGCAGAAGAGTACACAGAACTTGATGAGGAGATAAAGGAGTCGGAGTTATATCTGAAGTCCTTGAAAGAACGCGCTAGGAACATTGCAGAGCTGCAACTTCCTGACGCGATGGCAGAGGTAGGAGTGGCAAAGTTTACGCTTACAGACGGTAGTGAAGTCACCGTCAAACCGTACTACAGCGCCAAGATCAGTGAGGAGAAACGCGAGGAGTGCTTTACTTGGCTGCATGACAACGGCCACGAGGCGCTGATCAAGGACGAAGTAACCCTCACATTTAATCGAGGTGAACACGAGAAAGCCGAAGAATTCAAGGCCGCGCTGGAAGAGCAGGGCATGGAGTATTCCGGCAAGATGGGTGTTCACCCACAGACTTTGACAGCTTTCGTCAAAGAGCAAGTGGAAGGCGGTGCCGACTTTCCTCTTGAACTTTTCAACGTGTATATCGGCCAAATCGCTAAGATCAAAAGGAGTAAGTAATGGTTAAGAAGACGGACAAGACTGAAGTGGCAGTTACACAACACAACTTGCCAGTGGGCTTTGCAGATGACATGATGGCTGATGCCGGTCTCGGATTCGAGAACGTCTCGGCAAACGATGTCGCTATCCCGTACCTCAAGGTACTGCAGGCCCTGTCGCCTGAACTTCGTGGAGTCACCAAGATCGCTGGTGCCGAAGAAGGCCTGATGATCAACACCGTGACTGGTCAGTTGATGAAGGAAGTACGCGTGATCCCTTGCGCGTTTAAGAAGAGCTACGTGGAATGGACCCCACGTGAAGCAGGCGGTGGCTTGGTAAAAGAGCACACCGACGAGAAGATCTTGGAGAAGACCAAGAAGAACGAGCGCAATCAGGATGTGCTGGCCAACGGCAACCTGATCGTGACGACCGCCTACCACTATGTGCTGGTGTTGTCTGACGGCGGTTTTGAACGGGCACTGATTGCCATGTCCTCAACGCAGTTGAAGAAAAGCCGCCGCTGGCTCGGTCAGATGATGGCACTGCAGGTCAAGGTTGGCGACAAGTCTTTCACACCTCCCCCGTTCAGCCACAGTTATCACTTGGGCACTGGCATGGAGACCAAGGATGCCAACAGCTGGTATGGCTGGTTGATCAATGATGCGTCAATGGTGCAAGACCGCAACATCTACGATGCTGCAAAGAAGTTTGGTCAGGACGTCACTGCAGGCTTAGTGAAGGTTGCTGAGCCGCCAGCTGAGGGCGCGGTTCAGGAAAATGACATCCCCTATTGAAGGGGGCGTCATGAACAACAAGAACCCGTCAGCCACTAAAAAAGGCCCTGGTCGCTATCACAAGCAAGGCGGCGTAAAGGGTGAGGCTACCAAGTCTACCTTCAAACGCGCTGCCACTAAGGTGAAAGTGGCTCCACAGACCGCAAACGTGACTAACACTCCGTTGAAGGCAGCCACAAGGGGCAGTTGAGTTTCGGGGGGAAAGCGGATGCTGGTATCGTGTACGCAAGGCAATCGCGCCAGACGTAGCGAGTACCCCCACCTACCAAACGAGAAAGAAATATGCTTGCACAAAGATTCATGGAGTTATTTTCCGGGCACACAGGGGCCTACGGAACCTATGACATCGACGGCAAGAATACCGGCCTGAAGGTACAGGGGACAGCTGTCACGAAACGGGCTCCTGTCACCGAGCAGCTTTGGGACGGTCATCTTGCTGGGACAAAGGGGATTGGTATTGTGCCGATCAAAGAAGACAACACCTGTCTCTTTGGCGCGATTGATGTTGATGAATACAAGAATTTTGACCTGAAAGAGGCAGTTGAAGCTTGTGCCAAGGCCAAGGCTCCTGTCGTCGTGTGCCGCAGCAAGTCTGGCGGCGCGCACATCTACATGTTCTTCAGTGAGCCCATACCGGCTGCAGAAGTCAAACGAAAGCTTGCAGACCTGGCCACCGTCATAGGCCATCCTAACTGCGAGATCTTCCCCAAACAAGATCAAGTGCTGACAGAACGCGGCGACATCGGCAACTGGATCAACATGCCCTACTTCGAGGGCGACAGGACGTCGAGATACGGGGTGGCTGAGAACGGCAGCCCCATGCCGATTGACGATTTCCTGACCTACGCCGAAGGCCTGAAGCTAACTAAGGCCAACTTCATACGGCTCAAGTTTGCCGAAGCCAAAAGCAAGAAGCGCGCCTACAAGGATGCACCTCCATGCATTGAAAAACTGGCTCAATCGGGGTTCCCAGAGGGCACCAGGAACAACGGATTGTTCAACCTGTGTGTTCTAGCAAGGAAGATGAAACCTGATGACTGGCAGCCCCTAGTCATGCAGATGAACATCGACATCATGGACCCTCCGCTACCAGAGTCAGAGGCGATGGGGGTCATCCAGTCGATGCAGAACAGCGACTACCAATACACGTGCAGCCGGCCGCCGTTACGACCAAACTGCAATGCTGGCATGTGCCGCATGCGCAAGTATGGAGTGGGCCAGTCTTCAGGGGCACCCAGGCTATCATCACTGAGCAAGTACAACACGGAGCCGCCGATCTGGTTCCTTGATATGGACAACGGGATGCGCTTGTCACTGTCAACTGAGGACCTGCAGAATCAGGCAGGCTTCCAGAAGCGCTGCATGGAGGCCATGAACTACATGCCGCCAAAGGTCAATCAGACGCAGTGGAACCAGATGATACAGGCCCTGCTGCAAGACGTGGTGGTCATCGAGGCACCAGAGGACGCCAGCCCCAAGGGCCAGTTCATCGACCTACTCGAACGCTTCTGCACCGGCAAGGCGCAGGCCAAGCACCTTGACGAGATCCTCCTGGGCAAACCATTCCACGACCGCGATGACAATCGTCACCTGTTCAGACTGGCAGACTTCATCAACTTTCTCGACAAGCAGAAGTTCAAGGAATTCAAGCTCAACCAGATCAGCTCTGCCATCCGCGACTACGGTGGCGAGACCCACACTTACAAGCTCAACGGCAAGCGCGCCACGGTGTGGTCGATCCCGGCCTTCTCATTCCAAGACAAGGGCCATCAGACGCCGGACTTTAACAATGGGAGCCTGATATGAAATACCGCAAGAAGCCTGTGGTCATTGAAGCCATTCAAATAGAAAAACGCATGGACTTGGCGTCGCCTGACTGGTGGGCAGAAGCCATCCAGTCCAATGCGGTGACTCTTCAGGGTATGGGCAAATTCACCCGTGATATGCCTAGCGTTTTCATTCATACCCTTGAAGGCGTGATGCGAGGCAATGCGGGCGACTGGATTATTCGCGGCGTCAACGGTGAGTTGTACCCCTGCAAGCCTGACATCTTTGAGATGACCTATGAGCCGGCCTAACATCATCCTTGGGCCACCAGGGACAGGTAAGACCACAACGCTCATGAACATCGTCGAGGCCTTGATTGAGAAGGGCGTGCAGCCCGACGAGATCGGGTTCATCAGCTTCACCAAGAAGGCGACAACTGAGGCTCGCGACAAGGCGCGTGCCCGCTTCGGCTTTGAAGCCGACGCCATGCCGTTCTTCCGCACGATCCACAGCCTCGCATTTAGGCAGCTGGGACTTAGCCGCCAGCAGGTCATGCAGCACAACCACTACCAGGAGATGTGCGACGAGCTAGGCGTAGAGATCACGGGCCGCCAGACCGGAGAGGATGGTACGCTGGTTGGCATGGCCCAAGGCGACAAGCTGCGATTCGTCGAGGGCATGGCCAGGATCCGGTGCGTGCCACTCAAGCAGCAGTGGGAAGAGCTCAATGACGACGAGCTAGGCTGGTTTGAGCTGGAGCAGTTCAGCAAGGCACTTCGGGAGTATAAAGACAACTCAGGCCTGATCGATTACACCGACATGCTTGAGTTGATGCGGTCAGAAGGCCACGTACCAAGGTTGAAGGCCTTGCTTGTGGACGAGGCTCAAGACCTTTCAAAGCTACAGTGGCTTGTCGTTGAACGGATGATGGAGAAGGCTGATGAGATATATATTGCTGGAGATGATGATCAAGCAATCTTTCGCTGGGCAGGAGCTGACATCGATCATTTCATCGCCTTGGATGGGAATGTGCGCGTACTTGACCAGTCCTATCGAATCCCGTCAGTTGTGCACGACCTCAGCTTTGACATCATTAGATCAGTCTCTAGGCGGCGAGAAAAGGTTTTTAGACCTGCTGAGCATCGGGGATCTATCACATACCACCATGACATAGAACACGTCGACATGAGCCAAGGAGCATGGCTGCTTCTTGCTAGGAATGTCTACATGCTCAAGGAATTGGTTGACCTATGCCATCGTGAGGGCTACGCATACGAATGCCAAGGGTTCTCACCTCGTAAGTCAGAGGCATTGCTCGCCATCAGGTACTGGGAACGCCTTAGGAAAGGTGAATTCATCTCCGCAAACCAAGTAAAGCTGGTCTACGCCCACATGAGCAAGGCCATGGTCGGCCACGGCAACTTGGGCCTCAAGACTTTGACCGAGGACATGGTCAACATCACCATGCTGCATGAGAAGTACGGGCTGCAGACCATGGCCATCTGGCACGTCGCCTTGGACCGCATCAGCGACGAGGAAAAGGAATACTTCCTGGCCGCCTTAAGACAGGGCGAGTCATTGTCCAGCGGAGACGCCAGGATCACGATCAGCACGATCCATGGCAGCAAGGGCGGTGAGGCAGACAACGTGCTGCTCATCACAGACATCAGCCCCAAGACCTACGACGGCTACCAGGAAAACCAAGACGATGAGCTGCGCGTGTTCTACGTTGCGGCCACTCGTACCAAGAAGAACCTTCACATCATCACGCCCCGCACCCAAAGGTACTTTGACCTATGACACAAGAGATCACACTTCAACTTAAAGCCAATGAGGTTGGAGAGCCCCCATTTGAGTTTCCAACTTACGGGATGAGGGCCCATTGGACTGATGACGGAAAGATCCTTGTCATCGGCATCGTGATAACGCCAACAGGTAGGGCCCACATCATGCGAGACATCATTGATCCTCCTGCAAAGGAACAATCATGATCGACTACAAATACAAGACCAAACCTTTCGAGCATCAGGATGCCGACTTCAAGCTCAGCCGGGACATGGACGAATACGCCTTGTTCTGGGAGATGGGACTGGGCAAGTCAAAGACCACGGTTGACACTGCTGCATGGCTGTACGCGACGGGCAAGATCGACGCGGTCTTCATCCTTGGCAACAAGGGCTCGTATCGCAACTGGGTGACCAAGGAGCTGCCTGAGCACATGCCTGACTACATTGACTGGGTTGGCACGTACTGGGACAGCTCTGCCAACACCGAGCTGAAGAAGAGCTACGACCTGCTGCTGACGCCGATGGAGCCGCTGAAGATCTTTGTGATGAACATCGAGGCCCTGGCCTTTGACCGCAGCTTCAAGATCGCAGATTCATTTGTCAACTGCCACAAGACGCTGATGGTGATCGACGAGTCTACGACCATCAAGAACCGGGATGCCAAGCGCACGAAGGCAGCAATGAAGATCGGCCGCAAGGCCAACTACCGACGGATCCTGACGGGGTCTCCAGTGACCAATAATCCGCTAGACCTGTTCAGTCAGGCCTGGTTCCTTAACCCACACCTGCTGGGCTTCACCAGCTTCTACACGTTCAGGGCAAAGTATGCAGAGATGGTCAAGATCACGGCGGGTAACCGCGCGTTCACTAAGGTCAAAGGCTTCAAGCACCTTGACGAGCTTACCAAGTCGATTCAGCGCTGGTCGTCACGCCGCACGAAACTGGAGTGCCTCGACCTCCCTGAGAAGATCTATCAATACTACGAGGTGGAGCTTACGGATGAGCAGAAGAAGCACTACAAGAGCCTCAAGGAGAGGGCCATGGCTGAACTGGATGGACAGCTTGTTTCAGCGCCCATTATTCTTACCAAGCTGCTTCGTCTTCATCAACTTGTCTGCGGAAGCCTCACGACTGATGATGGCAAGGTGATCCCGGTTAACAACAACCGGATGGCAGCACTGATGGACGTGCTGGATGAGTCATCGGGCAAGGTCATCATCTGGGCGAACTACAGGCACGACATCAAGGCAATTGAAGAAGAGCTGCAGGAGGTCTACGGCAGGAAGTCAGTGGTGTCGTACTACGGGGACACGTCTAATGAGGCAAGACAGGAGGCAGTGCGCCGCTTCCAGACCGACCCAGACTGCATGTACTTTGTGGGCAACCCCCAGACCGGCGGCTTTGGCATCACGCTTACTGCGGCAACCAACGTGGTCTACTACAGCAACAGCTACAACTTGGAGCATCGGCTGCAGTCTGAGGACCGTGCTCACCGGATCGGTCAGAAGCACGCGGTGACCTACGTGGACTTGATCTGCCGCAAGAGCGTAGACGAGAAGATCGTCAAGGCCCTGCGTGAGAAGAAGCAGCTGTCAGCGCAAGTGCTGGGCGACGAGTGGAAGGACTGGCTGAGTTAAGGGTGGGGGCTGGCCTTGTACAAGCGGCTCCGTCTATCACAGCAATACGCCGAAGCCAACCCCCCAAAACTTAGTCCTTGATCCGCAGGAAGAACTGCACAAACAGGTCAGTCGACATGGTGCGCAGCGCATTGCCAGGGAAGAACTGGTCAGGCCAGCCCTGCTCATTGTCCTTGAGGATGTACAAGCGCATGTTGTTGTCGTACTCAAGGCTCATGCCGTTCTCGACTGCGATCTTTTTTGCTATAGCTACGCGCATGTGTGGTTCCTTTCATCGTGCATCTTATCACGTACTGCGGTAGCGCGCGCAAAGAATAGCTAGTAAAAGTCCCAGCAACTATTTGCGCAAGAATGCACGCAGTGCGCAACCGCGCAGTACAATCTAACCATGCGCAGCAATCCCGCGGCGCTAAGAAAGAAGAAAGAGTCATCATGGAAATCACCGTTCGCATCACCTCAGTCTACGGCGCCAAGACCATCTACCCAGTCTGCGAGACTGCACAGATCTTCGCTGACATCGCCGGCACCAAGACGCTCAAGGCCACCACGATCAACATGATCAAGGCCCTCGGCTACAAGATCAACGTGCAGCAAGAGGCGATCTAATCATGAGAATCGTCTGGAACAACCAAGAGAAGAGTAACCTCCATGACTGCATGGTGGACATCTGCTACACAAACTCAGGCCTGCCCAGCAAGCAGCTGTTGCGGATGGCGCAAGAGGAGTGCATAGCTCCTGACCGACGGCTGGTGATCACCGACCAGCGCGTCTTCAGCTACAAGGCTCTGATCGCATCGGCGCGTGACCTTGCAGCCAAGCACAGGCGGTCCATGGAAGTCGCGTCGAAGCAGGCACCTCCGCCACCTCCTCCTGAGCCGCCACCGCCTGCTCCAAACGTAGAGCGTCTGACGACCATGGATGACTTCATGTGGTCCATGGCCCATAAGATAGCGGTAGAGCTTTTTAAGCTTCAGCAGCTTGATGCTCAGACGTTAGGCACAAAGGAGGTTGCGTCTCAAGAAGAAACCACTCGCTATGAGCAAGTGCCTCCTGAAATACAACGACAGCAAGGGTTTGGCACGTCATGGCTAAAGCGTCTTGACGAGGCCGTCCGCATACGTAAGCGCAGCGTCTTGATCATCGGCCTCAATGGCTGCCAGATGGAGACGATCAGGCAATATAGGCCAGACCTCGACTACACGTTTATCAACTCGGATGACGCGATCAGCCGCTATACAGTTCACAAGGACCACACGATCCTCATGACCAAGTTCATCAACCACTCGGTGCAGAACAAGTACCGCAAGCACCCTAACCTGCACTACTGCAATGGCGGCGTTGGCGACCTCAAGACGCTGCTGCAGGGTATCTTTAGCAAGGAGATGACATGACAGCTTCAATTTTGTTTGTCTGGTCAGTAATGGCCTGCCAACCGCACGAGTGTTACCCCGATTGGCGGCAACTCGGTGTGTTTAACAGCGAAGCACTTTGCGTAAGTGCTGCGCAACAACTGAACCTCAAAAACCGCTATCGTTGTGTAAACGTAGGGAGACCAGCATGACGCCAACATCCAGACTGCGCTTTGTTGAGCGCGAAATATCAAACCCTTATGAATTTGAATTGGGCAAATACATAACGCAAACAAAAACAGTCCGCATCCTCCAGCAATGGTGGGAGAAGCCAATGACCATAAACCTTGGCTGGACTGGTGATATACCTTTGCGTAAAGCAGAGGGCGAATGGCGTGATGTACCACTTGAAGAGGAGCAAGCATGAAAGAAGAAAGCATCTTGACTCCTTTTGCAGCTAGCGAGCATGAAGAGGTAGTGACTGTCTCCAACAACAAAGACGGGGAACTTGTATTCACCGCTGGCCCGGCTTTTATCAAAACAGGCGGTGATATTGCCCTCCGCCGCGCATGGCTGCACAACAAGCTGGATCAATGGATAAACGAACAACTGACAAAGGAGACGACATGAGACTGTTCAAACAACTATTGAAATGGGCAGCTGAGTTCTTGCTGGCTGGTTTGCTTGGCTGCATGCTGCTATTCTTGCTCGTTGAGTGGATGTCTGGCTGCGGCGAGACGTACGTAGATGCCAAGGGTGTCAGGCGCATGAACACCTGCTTCTTCATTGGAGGGGATCGGCAATGAGCACTCTTTACGCGGCCGTCTTGTTTGTCTGCATGAATGGGAACTGTGAATTCATGCAGGCCACCAATATCTTTAGGACCGAGGCGGAATGCCGGCGGAACATTGACTCTCAAAAGGAAAACTTGCGCAAGATGTCGCTCAAGGGCAACAGCATGATTACCTTGCTCGAGGGCACTTGCATCAACGTACGAGGAGCAACTTTATGAGCTGTGAGGACGATGAGATAGTCTCATACAAATTCGTGGAGCTACCCAAGCCTGCGGGCCATTGGATTTTGTACGCGCAAGCAACGCCACACATTAGTTTTACCATCTATCACAAGCCATCATGGCTGCAACGCTGGTTCACGAGCAAGCTGCTGGGCTGGACATGGAAGGATGCAGAATGAGCGGCGATGATGACGACTACCTAGAGGACATCGTGATCACCGTGATCTCTGTGTTCACATTTTTATTGTTTGTGGCTGCCATTGGCAGCATTGTTTGGGCACTCATATCATGAAGACACCAGAAGACGAGGCGTTTGACGACATCCAACGCCGGCAGCTCAATGGCCACCAGATCAAAAGGATACAGGCTATGGCCAGGATCAATGAGGACTTTGACGAGGAGTACCAGAAGAGCCAGCCAACGCTGGCCAAGTATCGCGTTGAGGAAGATGACGACACGCAGGTCTACAAAAAGCCTTGGGTAGGGCTGACGGATGAGGAGATTGGTACGGCTTATGTCGCATGGGACGCCACTGATGGTGCATCTTTTGCAGACTTTGCCCGCTCCGTTGAGCAACTACTCAAGGAGAAGAACGCATGATTACGATTCTTGGAGCGTGGATGGGTTTTTGGTTTTTTAACTATGAGCACCGTGTGCGTGACAAACGAAAGGAGAAGAACGCATGAGTATCATCACAATTAAAACTTGGTTGGATAGTGGCGCAAACCATCAATCAGCATACAAGACTGAATTTGAAATTGACGAAGCAGATTGGAATGCCCTGTCAGAAGATGAAAAAGATGAGTATGCCAAAGAGCATGCGTGGAATCGGATGGATTGGGGTTGGGTGATTAAGGAGAAGAACACATGACTGACAAACGCTGCACGTTTAAGCGCGGACAGTGGAACTGCGGTAGCTACCAGTTCAACCTGTACAAGGACGACATCGACCAAGGTGACCTGTGCGATGTGCATTACTGGCAGACAAGGGCACAGCCAGCGCAGGAGCCTGTGGCGTGGGCTGGCTACAACCTTGAAGGTATGTGCGAAGCTTTTGACAGGGTGATTGAAGCGCACCATTCAAAGACAAACCCATTTCACGACCCAACTCACAAGGACGCATATTTTGCGCTGAGGATTTTGCGCGGATTTATTCCCGCAATGAAATCTTACACCACCCCACCAAAGCGCGAATGGGTAGGGCTGACGGATGAAGAGATTTCTGTGGTACTGACGGGCGATGCTTCATTGGCATATAACCTTGATGACCTAAGCCCAAGCTGGATTGAACTTGTGCAAAAAGTTGAAGCCAAGCTCAAGGAGAAGAACACATGACTAAGTTAACGGGAGCAGCCCTTGACCGAGCAGTGGCAAATGCACTGGGGCTTAAAAGCGTACATAACTGTGAACAATGGGGAGGAAAAAACATGCCTTTGGAAATGCGTGGTGGCTGGACATACAAGGATGTCCTCGACATGGAAGACAAAGTGGAGCAAGAGCGGTTCGAAGTGACAGACACTTACGCCCGCGTGAAATACCGAAACCCTGATGACAACAGCGGGTGGTGGAAACATCCATTGACAGACAAGCTGAAGGAGAAAAACACATGACCCTCATCACCATTGTCGTCTTTGTAATTGGCTGGGTATTAGGAGCGCAGCCGTGAACGTGCTGCAGTATCTCAACAACTTGCGTCCAGCAATACCAATGAGCGCTGAACGACCATGCACGGCCATGAGCAACGGCGAGTTGCGCAGGCACATGGCTCAAGGTGCTGTGCTCATCAACGGCGAGACGGTAACGCCTGATGAGCCCATGGACTTCCCCGTCTTCTCAGTGGTGTTTTTCCCAAACTCAAAGAACCGTCGGACCACCATCGTCTAGCTTGCAGCCCAGGTCAACAGGGTCAGTCTTCAGGTAGCTGAACACGGCCTTGCGGCGGGTCTCTGACTTGGCAGCCCCGCAGTTGGGGCAATCGTGGCCGCACACGGAGCAGCTGGTCCAGGTCTTGTTGAAGGCCTGGATGACACGCTTCTTGTGCTCCTCACGGAGGTGCTCGGTCCACTTGGCCATCCAGCCTCTCACGGCGATCAGCTCGTCGATCTTGGCGATGGTGTCCTTAGTGACATTGCGGCCCTTGATGGCACCGAAGAAGGTACCGCGGCCTAAGGCCAGACCTTCAAGGACCTCGCGGTCGTACAGGCGACTGACGTTTGGCTGCCCCGTACCGTACTCGCTGATCCACAGCAAAAGCTTGACGGTGTCAGTGTCTAGTGGTGAAGTTGGCTCGATCGGACGACCCATGTGCTCGCTCCTGGTTGTTGCAAAATGCAATTTTATCATGGATTTGCGCAGGTTGTGCCAGTTAATCTATAAAAAGCGCGTGCAGAGGCTTAATAAACCGCGTGATTTGGCCTGACGAGCCAAATTCGCTATATATGTTTTTTCTTCCTTATACAGAGAGGATTTGTTTTACTTAGTTAATTCTAGAAATAGACTCGTTCGCTCGTCAAAACATAAGAGGATGCGAAAGATTACAGGGTGTATTGATCCTCTCTGTATAAGGTAAAAAAAGTGCTCTATAGCGTTTTTGAATCGTTTACTGAATCACGCACCGCGCTCTAAAATAGAAAAAATGTAGAACACTGGAGCACTGCAATGGCATTTCAGAAAGGCGTCAAGCCTCCTGGCTCTGGCCGCAAGCCCGGAAGCCCCAACAAGCGCAACGTCGTGCGGCAAGAGATCTTCGACCGCATCGTCGAAAGACACGGAGATCCACTCGAGGCACTGGCTGAGATGGCCTTTGACCCTAACCACCCACTGGACATCAGGAAGGACTGTCTCAAGGAAGTGGTCCAGTACGGTCACGCCAAGAAGAAGTCGATCGAGATCACCGGACCCGATGGCGGACCCATTGAAGCAAGGCTCGAGCTTGTCGGGCAGATTAGCGATCTGATTAGCAAGCTAAATGCTGGCGGCAAATGATCCTGTCCAAGGCTGAGCTGACCACAATCCAGTCGAGCCTGGCCAGTCTGGAACTGGAGGACTTGGCGCACATAGCGTGGAAGCTGAAGTGGAAGGCAACGGCCAGACAGCAGCAGATGACGCCGCCTGGAGATTGGGGCATCTGGCTGATCTTGGCTGGTCGTGGATTCGGTAAGACAAGGACCGGGGCAGAAGACATTGGGCACTATGCTGCGGACAATCCTGGGGTCCGCTGTGGGGTTATCGCGCCAACGTCAGGGGATATTAGGGGCGTGTGCTTCGAAGGGGACTCGGGGGTCATGAACGTGGTCCCGCACTACCTGATTGACAACTACAACCGGTCCATCGGCGAGATCACCCTGAAGAACGGATCATCGATCCGGGGCTTCTCAGCAGAAGAACCATCCCGTCTACGTGGTCCTCAGTTCCATCGAGTCTGGTGCGATGAG